GGCTCGTTAGTAAGGCGGCACCCAGCTCGTTAGTAAGGCGGCACCCAGCTCGTTAGTAAGGCGGCACCCAGCTCGTTAGTAAGGCGGCACCCAGCTCGTTAGTAAGGCGGCACCCGGGGGGTATGGACCCCCTTATTGATAGATTACTCAATTGCGCAACTGACAGAACTATTAATTAATAATGTTATCAATTGCGCAAACGATAGGATTGTTAATAGATAGAATGGTCAATAACTAATGAGAGATTGCTCAATAGGGAATTGCTCATTGAGTAATTGCTCAATAGGTTTGTGCGTTGGTCGCTGGTCCGTTGGTCGAGTCGGTCCGGGAAGAGAAGTTTAATTGATAGGATTGTATATAGGGGAAGACGGGAAAAGAAAAGCCCGGAACAATAGCCCGGGCGTTTTAGTAATGAGTGATGTGATTTACATTGCCGCCATTAGCTGACAACCGTAAACGATAGCAAGGAAGAGCCCGCCGATAATTGAACCGTATGTTATATCTGACATAGTGACCGCCTAATGTGTATATAGTGAATTTCCGTATATAGGGAAATCGCGCTTCCCTACCGTGTATATAGATTATAATTGATTGTTGATTGTTGTTCAATGTTTTAGTAAAGAGAAAGGATTAATTATAGATTGCTCAATAGCGCGGTTGTCTGTATGGCATTGTAAGCGCCCGGGAAGAGTTCACCAATACGATGAGCCGCGTATATATGTAAATCGCCCGTGTGAGCCCGGATAACGCCCAAAATCGCCCGCTTGCTAATGATATTATAGTTACTATCTTTTTATAGATTCAGTAGATGGATGATATAGGCAAAAAGGAATATTGTTTTACTAATAACAATAGTATTAATAGCGAAAGAATATACACGGATAATTACATACATAATAACGGATTTATCACTATGGGGAAAACTGCTATATACAATATTATCATATAGGGAATCGCGGCGCGTTTATGTCGAGGTGAAAATAATTGCGGGCGTTTGACTGCTACCGGGGAACGATAGCCGGGGAAGGGAAGAACGATAATTAGTAATCTATCATTAGTAAACGGCGGACAATAAAAAGCCCGGATAACTTACCCGGGCGATTTACAGTGTAAATTGTTTAACTGTCGTTTTCGTCGTGGCATGATTGGTGCGCTAATGCCATCACGGAAAACATTCCGTTATATACGATTACTAGGTCGTTTGCGTTTTGAAGCGGTTGGTCGCAGTATGGGCAAAGGGGAAATTGTTCCGCTTCCAATTCTGCACTAACTCGGATTTGTAATTGAATCGCCATGATATAAACTCGCTCTTACTAAATGATTTACAGTGTAAAGTGGTATTGAAGTTATTTCTCATTACCGCCAAATTGTGATTCACTCGGGTAGCCGTCCGCCAGTGCCGGGAATACCTTACTAATATTATTCTTCTCACTTAGTGGAAGTTCACGCCAGTAGTAAACCGCTTGCTGATAGCATTTAGATTTGTGTAAACGTGTTTCAAGTGTCGATTCTCGCTTATCCGCTTCCACGGCTAAATCAAACTCATTATTCCAAGTGAGGAAACTATCCACCGTGTGCTGGTAATCTGGATTGACCGCCGTGATAGCCGTCGGATCGCTATTACTAAATGACACAATAACCGCCTGATCGATTGTTGCGACGTACTCGAACGCGGCGCGGTTGATTTGGGAACTTGGGACCGATACAAAATACAGTTTGCCGGGTTCGTAACAAGTACCCGCAACGGCTGCGATGCAGCGAGCGATCCCGCGTGCCTGAAATGGCGTGTTGTAAGTTTCAACTGTTGCGATCTCGCCTTTTGGTAATTCAACAATAACTTGATTAAACATGATATAAACTCGCTCTTACTAATAAAATGATAAATAATGATTTACAGTGTAAATTTACTATACGTACAAAACAATCAATTGCTTTAATATTTCAAGGTGTACTTCCAGCGTCACACCTTCCAGATCTCCAAGCGCCCGGATAAAACGCGATTGCTTTGATTGGTCCCAATCGCAAAACAATTCACGCGCTTTTGAGTGTTTGCCGTTTTCGATGAGTGCGATCATATCGTTGTATGATGCGATTTCAGTTTGAGAGATTCCACGGATTGCCATGTTATTTAGTCTCCCACTTCCCGGCGTCGTTTTTGACTGCCGTCTCAATATACATATTGTTAATTGGTGAACGATAACCAACACGGGAAGCGCCCACACGGGACGCGGCAATTTTTGCGCCGCGCTCGCTTAAACCAGTTTCACAGAAAACCGACATATAGATGTATCCGTAAACGTTTTGCATTTTAGTAACTCCCCGATTATTTCAAGTTAGCGCGAATGTGTTTTGTCAAGATGTCAGCTTTGCCAGATTCTGAAGTGCACCAACGGAAATCATGCGACGTATGGAAAAGCTCAAACACAAGTACCGCGATTTCTGAAGGCACGCCCGGATCAATATCAACAATCCAACGGCGTGATCTTTCGTCGAAGTTCAAAACACAATGATTCGCTTTTGTGCGGATCGTTTTTGAGTAATCACAGTAAACAAACTCTTTTACTAAGTCGCCGTGTTTTTCTGCTTTCTGGATTTGGTCCAGCGTTGGAAGGAAGCCCGCGCCGTATCGGTTGCCGATTTCGGTAATTGCAGTTTTGTAAAAATCAATGTCGTAGCCTGATCCGTAAAAGTCATTCCCCACAAATCCGCCAATTGATCCGAATGACTCGCCATCAATTAGTAATTCATGATAGTACACGCCTTGACGGTTAAAACGCGCCAATTCGTTTTTACGCTGGCGGCGTAATTCTGCCGGATCAATATCCGGGTTTGCTTCCGCGTTGTAGCAGTCGCCCGCGTGATCCGCGAATGTGTAAAAAGAATCCGTTTCTTTTGTGATAGTTGCGAGCCCGTCAAACTCCAGCTGTTTAAACAATGCTTTACAGTAAGCGTTATCGATCCACAGTGGAAGAAGATCTTCTTCAGTGCGCGATCCGTATTGTTCCGGCTTAGCTTGGAAACGGCGTTTTTGTTTTTCAAGTTCACGATCGAACTTTGAACGAATAGAAACAAGATCAGAATTTGTAATTTTAACAGTGCGCATAATATGCCCTTACTAATAAACCGGGGAAACTTCCCGGGGAAAATGGTTAACAAGTGGTAATCTCTTACCGTGTGAATATATTACTAAATTAGCGGACCGGATACAATAGCAAAACACAACTTTCAACAAATATTTTTAGAACTATTTTACTAATATTAAACCGGGTAAACGCGTTTTAGTAATATAGCCCAAATTCGCGCCGTATGGCGTTTTAAGCGGTTTTTAGTAAGAGCCTTACTATGGTATTAAAAGTTCCGTTTCGCGCCAAATTGAAAAATCGCCCTAGTTGCCCGGTGTACGTACAGCGAAAAGGTTGTTTTTACTTAAAAGGCTGTACGCGGTTTGGAGGCACAAAAAAGGGCGCATTATGCGCCCGGTTGTTATTGAGTCAATTCTTTTTAGTCGTCGCCATACATTGGTTCGATCTTCTCGCTGGTATGGTCACAATAAAGATCGTCGTTTTCGTGGTTAACGTCGCCGCCAATAATAAACCATTGCGGATCGCTTTCATCGGTAAAATCAACACTATCAATATTTTCTTGCACTGCCTTGATCGATAGTGCGCCGCCGTCCTTAGTGATGAAGAAAGCGTGATTCTCATAACCGCCACTATTGAATCCGTAATTGATTGACATATCAGGATGAAAAAAGCCGCGAATGTAATCACAAGTAAAGTTTTGCGATCTTTGTTCTAATAGCTCGCGCTGATTTTTTGTTACTAAAACTTTGTCGGTATTTGACAGCGTTAAAAAGTCCATCCCCGCGCTAGTGTACAGCGTGCCGATCTTGCCTTCGAATGATCCCGCGATTGCTTTATAAATAGGAAACATAATAAACCCTTACTAAAATTAAAATGATTATTGAGAGAATAGTGATTAAACCAAACCACGGTTTAACATGAAAAGCGCACTATGGATCATCCCGTGACGGTCGCGCCCGTCAAGATTGTGCTCGATCCACTTGTCAGACATCCAGCGATCCGCCGTGCTGTACGTTTTCATTTCCTTGATATAGTGACCAACTTCCCAAACTTGATTTAGTTTGGTTTTGTTGCAATTGACAAAAGTATAAGAGAAGGTGATCCAGCTTCCCGCGTATAGCGTTTTATTGATAATGTAATGAGTTGCGCCCGCGTCGATTGCCGCGTTTGCTGCTTGCTGAAAAGTTGTATTTAGTGTTTCCAATTGAGTTACTGACATAATAAGCCCTTACTAATAAAAAGATGAATTAAAGATAGTCGATTTCTGTTAGCGTCACGCGGCGCGTTTTTGTGTTGTGCGTGAATGCCATTGAAGCCGGGCGAGCGTCCGATCCGTCCCCGCACTTACTAACTGATTTAAAATCAACACGGTAGCAAACGAAATTTTGATCGCCGTGGCTGGCAACCGTCCCGCGTGGCGACTTGTCAAGAATTACCACGGATAGACCAGCTTTTTTAAAAGCCTTGTTTAGTTGTCCCGGTAAACCCAAGCGAGCCGGGAAGATGTCAATAGTACGTGATTTCATGGCGAACACTCCAGAAAACTAGCCGGGAACCCTTCCCGCCTTCCTTGTGAGATATATTACTAAAAACCCGGTCCGGGTACAATAGCAAAACGCAACTTTCAACAAATATTTTTATAACTCTTTTTACTAGTAGTAATTAGTAAATTGAGTTTTAGTAATATAGCCCAAATTCGCGTTGTATGGCGTTTTAAGCGGTTTTTAGTAAAACCCTTACTATGGTATTAAAAGTTCCGTTTCGCGCCAAATTGAAAAATCGCCCTAGATCGGCGGTGCACGTACAGCGAAAAGCTATTATTTACTAATAAAGCTGTACGCCTTCCCGGATACAAAAAAGGGCGCAAAATGCGCCCTTACTAATAGGATTGTAATTAACCGTGTTTCGGTTGGGTATCGATCCAGCGTTGCACGCTATCCGGGGAGATTGCACAAACCCGGCGCGATCCGATTATGTGTTGATACTTGACAAAAAGATGATATTCGCCGCCGTGCGTGTAAACCATCTCCAAGCGGTAGCGTTTATTTAGATCGCCGCCGTTGCCGTAAACCATCCCGCCGATAGCGTCGAACAACTCCCCGGAAATCGCAACCGGGCAACCTTCCAAAACTTGACCGTTTAAATGTGTGAATCCGAGTCGGATCACTTTCTTGGAAAACTCGCCGCTATGAGTTGAGCGAGTGATCAGCGTGTCAAGGTCGCGGACGCCTTCAAAAAAGCGTGTTGATTGTGGCTTATTGCGTGTTTTCATAATATACCCTTACTAAGATTATTACTTGACAAAGAAAGTTTTATTTTCTACCGGGACCGGGAAGCCGCCGATCATTCGTGTTGTGTAGTATGGCATGATCCCGCGCTCCAATCCGGGACCAGTTACCACGCGACAAACTACGCCGCCTAAATCACACTTACTAACTTTTTTGTGAATAGCCGGGTTAAACTCCCCGGCTGGACGGTATCCGCGATCCGTCAATGCTTTTGTGCTATTCGTCACGGTCAAGATCTCCACGCTCGCGCATCTCTTCGATCATGGTCGCCGCCGCCGCTGTCACAACTTCCTCGATATTGCGGCGGATCAAACCGTCGGGAGTATCCGCGCCTAATGTATCGTGAGGCGTGCGGTTCAGGATGTGATCCGGATAAGTGATGGCAAAGAATCGGACCGAAAACCAACACATCCCATCAAGTACCGTTTCGCGGGCGTAGTCGTGCGCTAACTGATCGGCGTCGTCGTGATCTTTGTCGTCGTTCACGTTTTCCAAGTATTCAGCTTGATATTTATCTGCGTACTCGCACGCGAGATCGTGTAGTGTTCCGTGTTCGTCGTAGCGGTCCGCGTAGTGGTAGCGGTTATCGGCTGCATAGATTGAAGTTTGAAGATCCATGATTAAAGCCCCCCGGTGATCTGTTTTAGTTTTGAAAGCTTGCTTTTCAATTCGCGGATCTGTTGCTCCACTGCCGGGATCGCTTGATGTGCTTCGATCACTTTTCCAAGCGGTACGATCTCCAGCGGTTCGAATGCCCACGGGCGCGAGTTCTCCAGATCCCAAACCGGGACAAACTCCTCATAGTAGCAGCAACCACACGGGGAGACTGAAAAAGTAGTTTTAACGCGAACACGGATCACCGTGTCGGTGATGTCTAAAAATGATTGATGGATCTTGCCAGCCGTCGCCGCGCTATCAAGTATGGATCGCACGTCGCGTGCGTCCTTTTGGTAAAGGTCGTTTGATGTCGTTTTGATCTTGAAGCCTTCAGCAAAGCGAGCCGCCAGCACGGGCGCGACTTCGTTAATAAAACGGTTTGCAGTGTTAACCGCTTCAGTACGGTTAGCAAGTTGTGTTTCGATGCCAAAATTTTTCATGGGATACCCTTACTTTAAAATTTAGTAATTAAACGATTGAAATTAGTGTTTGCGTTAATACGCTTGTTTTCTGCGATTGCTTGAAAGTGCAATTCAAAATCCGAGTAACCAGCCGCGCCAATTGCGATCCCAACTACAGCCGAGATAATAGCAACGGGATGGGCTACCCAAACAGAAAAGAGAATGATTGCAACTGCGATCACGGTACTGATCACGGCGCTGATAAGATCCGGCGTCACTTTCTGCGAGTGTGGGCGCACGGGTTCAAGTGAGATCCCACGGTACGCAAGTTTAAGAGATTCCGCGAAATACTCGCAAGGCTTGCCGCCGTGGAAGCTTGCCGCGTGGCGAGCGTTATCCCACGCGAGAGAAAAGATTTTTTGCTTTTGAGTTTTACGGTTAAACATAAGTGACTGCCTTAATGCTTGTTTGCTTTGATATGGTTATCTTACTAAAAACCCGGTCCGGGTACAATAGCAAAATACAACTTTCAAGAAATATTTTTACTAATATTTCAGAATGTCGCAGTTATCAAAAGGCGCGGCGAGCTGTCCCGCTTCCTTTTTAGCCTCGCACGTTTTAACGGCGGCGGCGGTGCGAATCTGATCGCAACTAACGATCCCGGCTAGTAAGGTGATTACTATTAGTAAAGTTTTCATTTTGAGAACTTCCAAACGATATAAGCGGCGCACGCGATCCCGGTCCAAAACATCCAATCAAAGCTTGGAAGTAGTGCAACTTTGTTCAAATCTATAAACATGATCGGCGCTCCATTGTTTGCCATAGCCGGGAACCCTTCCCGCCTTCCTTGTGAGACATATTACTAAAAACGCGGTCCGGGTACAACATGTTTTTTCAACTTTCAACAAATATTTTTTTACTAATAGTAATAGACCGCGTGCGCACGCGTTTACTAAAAACGCCGGGCAACTTCAATCATTTTAGTAAACTATTTTGTTATATGGTTATTACTAAAAACTATAAAAAATAGTTTGGTAGTTGATCCGTATTTTGTGGTAATAGGCACCACGCCGGGGATCGCTTCCCGGTCCCGGTCCCCGGGGAAGCTGGCGACGGCTTCCCGGTCCGCCGGGTTTATTGATAGTTTTAACTACTAACAGTTTTAACTATTAACAATATTATCTATTGATAGAATTGTTTACTAATAGTTTTATCTATTAACAATTTTATCTATTAACAATCCTATCAGTAACATCCCGCCTATTGACAATAATCTCAATATGCCTAGGTCGTTTGGATGAGATCACCTAAGCAAAATTTTTGAAACCTCCTAAGCAAAATTTTTGAAACCTCCTAGGCACTTAGGTTGAAACCTCCTAGGCACTTAGGTTGAAACCTCCTAGGCACTTAGGTTGAAACCTCCTAGGCACTTAGGTTGAAACCTCCTAGGCACTTAGGTTGAAACCTCCTAGGCACTTAGGTTGAAACCTCCTAGGCACGTTGGGCGGGTCTTAGCCAGCGGTCCCCGCGTTCGCCACGTCGCCATCGGTCAGCGATAACAGCCTTACTGAGCCCCGTTATCTTACTAATACGCCTCGCGGTCATCATCCTACCCTTGTAAGGGTACTTTTTGGTCTTTCGCTGGTTTGCTCCCTGCTGGGCTGGGCTTGCCCAACGTATATTCCCGGGGACGTAGCCGAGATCATTATCCCGACGGTCTACCGTGTGCTTAGGGGATGGCTTCCTCCCAAGCTCTTCGCAATACTGCGTAAAACCCACGGCACCGTTAAACCCGAAAGTTAGACCTCTCCCGCCATACCAAGGATAAGATTCGTGATCCGGGTCGAGACAACGCTGGCGAGCTTTTAAGTACGCGCTGTAATATGGGTGCTCGGATCTCAAGCGTATGCGATACCCGGTAGCCGCTTCGATACGGTCTAACTCATCATTAGTAAACTTTGTCCTCATGACTTAATTCCTTATGTGCGAAAGCCCCGGGTGATTCCCGAGGCTCTTACTATTGAGTTTGACGCGTTATTCTAGTCGCTGGCTAGAAGTTTCTGTTCCGTGAAAAGCTCCATTGCTAACTGGTCGTTCAGCTTGTCGATTTCCTTGTTATTGCGGAAGGCTTCAAAGATCCACCACACGAAACCGATACCAAGCGGAAGCGTACACAAGAAAAGTAAGCCCATGCCGATCTTGCCTTGGTAGAAGTGCTGGAAGCCGATCAGCCATAGGAACCAGTTTAAGCCCTTGCTCTTCGCACCGTCGCGGTACTTCTGAAGCAGTAGAGCACGCTGCTCACTAGAAAGGTTCTTAGCTGCTGCCGCAATTGTGTTAGGAAGTTGTAGTTCTGCCATTTTTCGATTCTCCGAAATTAGTAAAAATGATGTCAGGTTGTAGGGGAAGCCCTTCTGCCCCCCCCCGGGTTAGTTAGTCGAGTTCGATTACTTGGAACACGCGAGAGGCTACAATGATGCTTTTAGCGTATTTCGGATCAAACTCCGCCATGTTTTTAAAGTCGTTAATAAGACTCTGTTGGTTGCGGTTGAACAACGAGCGTAGAATGTCATCTTCCAGCGCGTCGATACGGTCTACCAATTGGTCACGCGCTTGGTCGTGCTCGTAGCGTTGGTATTCTTGACGGGATAGGACCATGTATTCTGCGCCGTCCGCGTCAACTGTTGGGTATTCTGTGTTGAGCTCGCCCCAGTCGGTTTGAACCTCTTCAGTCCAGATACCTTCCCCGGCGTGAATAGCCGCCACAATAACCGGGCTTACTTCGCACCCTGAGAATGTATGCTCCCACGCGTCGCCGTAGTGCGCATCCCACTCCGGGATCACAACGTCAGTAAGGGCAACGATGTCCGCGTTAGTAAGTTGCTTGAACTCGACACCATGAAGAGTAGCTGGACCGTAGCCGTGGAAACGGCGCTCGATACCGCCTACCGGGATGCGAGTCGGGAAGTTAAGAACTGAGTCGTGCGCTTCAGATTCGATGTCCGCCATAACTGCAAACGATGGGACGCCATTAACCAGTGCTAGGAAAAGGCTGTCGTCGCTGCCATCGTAGCCGTGGTCTTGGGCGCTGAATACTGGAAGAGTGTGTTCAAGTGTTGGGTATTTGATAGTGATAGTACGCATCGTAATGACTCCTTACTAATTGCGGTTTAATTGTTTAGGCTGTATCGCCTTGCTTGGTGCCTATATTACTAAAATGACGCACCATGTCAACACCAATTAGTAAAATAATTTAAAAAAATCCCTTGTAGTACTGTTCAGGGAATTGCTTACTAATGATCGCGCAACCTTCGTCGGTCGTGCCTAACCATTGCTTGAGGCTTGCCTTCTCTTTCTTAATCTTAGTAAGAAAAGCTTTGTCTCTTAGCTTTGCAGTGTCGAAACCGTCCTTTTTGACCGCTTTATAGAAGCGATTGAAGCGTTCCGGGTAAATACAGCGTGACGGAATCATCGACTGTATGGCAAATCGCGCCGCAAACGCTTCAGATTGAACGTTTTGCCAGTCAGTGGCACCATGAGCCATGTTAGCACTGAAAAACAGCGTGGCGGCGATTAGAGAGCGTTTTAACATTCTTCCACCATCGCGCATAATTCTTCTACCCACTTACTAAAAGCCATGTCGTTTACTGTATTGACTGTTTTAACAATATCGTACGCGCTCGCACGCTTGATCCACTGCTTGCCGAGTGTCGAGCTATTCGCTAGAAAGGCGTTAAAGATTGCTTGCCCGGTCCACGTGTGACCGTTGTGCGCTTCGAATACCGCCATCGGATCATTGAACACCTGCGTACCATACAAACGCTTTGCCCCGGTCTTAAAGTGGCGGGCTAAGTCGTGCACCTCCTCCACGTCTCGAACTGCCAGCGTGTGAGCTGTCGATAGGTCCGCGCCCTTAGTAATGGTAAGCGTAAAGGCTGGCGACGTGTCCAGCGGTGTGAAAGGCATATCTTGCACGCACTGCGTGAATAGAGTATCGCCCAGCGTTTTAAGGTAAGGCGCACGCTGAAGGTTTTTTGCTAGTAGCATGAATCTGACTCCGATTGTTGAACTTGTTAAAATGCACTTTAGTAAATGCACTTTAAAAAGCGGGCTAGTAAGGTGCCCGTGCCGAAATTACCCGGCTAGATTAAGGGTATATCTTTTTAAAATGGGCTCGCTGGAACCCGCTTTAAAAAGGGCGCTAAATTGGAGTGAAAGCGCCCGCCGCAATTACCCGGCTAATTGGCAGTTATAGGTCAATGCCAAGGACCAAACCCACGCCGTCGATCTTGCCAAACTCGATCAGCATCTTGGTCAGCTTGCGGTAGCCCGCATCGCCTTCCTTGCGGAACTCGGCGGCTTTCTTCATTACTTCGTCGTGCTGTACTTTCACGCCGTACGCCTTGACAAAATCGGCTACCCATACCGAGTGTGATTTTACTAACTCGTCGTGCTCCTTCTGGGTAAGACGTTTATTAGCTGGTTCCGGTTTTGCGGTCCCGGTGGAAACTTTCTTAGCGCGTTTCTTGCGTCCGCTGGCGTTCATCTCGGCTTTAAGAGTCTCACGTACCGCCCGCTTGCCTTCCTTACCTGACTTAGCTTTCTCGACTAGCTCGCGCTGTCCTTCCAAGTCATCTTTACGGCGCACAACGATTTCCGCTGCCATCTGCGACTGAAGCACGCCTTCAGCTACCGCGTCTACAACTTCATCCGCCCCGGTTAGTAGTGTTAGGCGCTTACTAATGTGGCAGATAGAACGCCCGCTAAGGTCTCGGATCTGCTCCAGCGTGTAGTCAGCATCGCGTAAACGCTTGAAGTTGATCGCTTCCTCGATAGGGGTTAGCGGCTTCTGGTCGTTCTCACGCATGTTCACGCCGATCATGTGGTGGTAAGGCGTATCGTATTTGTAGATGCGAGATGCCAAGCCGCCCACGTCGTACTGTAGGTTTTCCCATAACCACTGTGCAGCCATCATGCGACGGTGCCCGGCGATCAGGTCGTACTTGTCTTTTTCGCCCTTAACAGACATCAAGATAAGCGGTTGGATCAGGGCTTGACCGTTGTTCTCGTGCTCCGCTTTAAGGCTCATCGCCAGCTCTTCAATATCACCGTAATCCATACGAGAGTTAAAGCCGTCGATGATACGGATTGCTGAAGGGTGGATAGCGTACGTTCGGAAGTCTTTCTTAATCTTATCGCCGTCCGCCATAGCTGCTACGTTGAAACCTGTTTTGCTAGAAGAAAACAAATCGTTGAAGGCAGTGTTTTTTGCCAGTTCTGAAGCGCGTTTAGTCATTTTGTGAATCCTCTTTACTGTGAGTGACTGTGTTTCTGATTACTAACTTTACTAAACTAAAATCAATCCGTCAACACTTTACTAAAAATTATTTTACTAAAAAGTTGTAAGCTATATCTATTAGGGAATCGCTGCACATTAGTAAAATACAAACCAGCGATAAAACTGCTCCCTCGATAAGTAAGCGCATGGTGTTTCTCCTCTTTGCCTTACCCGGTGAACTATACGCTATTTTTACTAATAGTAAACAGTTATTTTGAAGTTTTTTCAGGTTTAGGGGTGATCACCAAAACGGTGTAAATTCGGCTGAAAGCTGTACGTGGTGGGCTTTGCGGTCCGATCACGGAAATCCCGGTATCGGGGTATTTTACTAAAACACCTAGGCACAAACCTCCTAGGCACTTAGGCTGAATATGCCTAGGCACTTAGGTCGAAACCTCCTAGGCACTTAGGCACGAAAAAGGGGACCGAAGTCCCCTATTTAGTAAGCGTGGTATTCATTAGGTCGAATGCCACCATCCATCGGTCTACGGGCAAATCAGCCTTAGTTAACTTTCGGAAGTTCCCTGAGTTGCCGCTTCCGAGTTTTTTGGCGCGTCTTCCTTCTTAGCCGTGTTAGGGCGAGGACGGCGTGAACGCGCTGGCTCGGTCTTCTTGTCTGCGTCTTTAGCCGCTGGCTTCTTAGACGCTGGCTTCTTACTTGCTGGCTTGTTAGAAGTTGCAGGTTTACGCGCTGAAGTACGCCCGGTAGTGGTAGCCTTAGTAGCTTCTACGTAACCAGCTGTAAGCGTTGCCAGAATCTTAGTGACGTATGTGTACTCTGTTGACACCTCGTCGTTACCCTCTACGGACGACACTGACTGGATCAACACGTAGAACTCACCTTCTTTAGTCTGCACAAAAGCGTTCTTGCCTTCGATAAGGTGTAAGTCGCGGAAAGTGCTGATCGTAAGCGTTGGGACGTTCTTCGGCTTAGTGATCGAGATGTCTTCCAGCTCCCCGGAGATTACTAACGGGATTGCACCATCCACACCGAACGTAGCTAGCAAACCTTCGATAGTGCCTAGGGCATATTCAAGGGTATTAACTTCGGTCTTAGCTTCTGCGATCTTAACTTCCGTGCCTGAATCGGTAGCGCCACCCGCTAGGATGTCAAACGCTAGGGAACCAGCTGCTGTCTTTACTGCGGTAATCTTCTCACGAACTTCCGCGGCAAAAGACGTTAGAGCTGTTGCGAATGATGCTACTAAAATTTTCTTACTCATTGAGTTGTTCCTTTTTACTAAGGTTAAGGGATTATTCCCGGTTGCTAAAATATATACGTGTTTAAAAAGTTAATTATCTTGTGAACTTACGCTCTTTTTCCATACGTCTTAGGCACTGTTCGATAGACTCACCGGGGATCATCTCCCAGCCGCAGCCTACAGTACCACCTTTCCAAGATCCGGTGCCCTCTCCTACCTCACCGTCGAACGAGACGTTAATATCCACCCCACACTGTTTTAGTAAGGGCAGCCACTTGCGGTGCCACTGGCGTCGCTCTCGGTAGCAGGTCGCCTTCCTGTGCTGGACTTCGCCGCACTCCAGAACATACGTGTAGTCGAAGACATGCTTCTCTACATCCTCGTTCCTCCACGCACGGTCCCCATCGATCCAGTGTCCATCCTTGTGCATGACTTGATGGAAATCGAACACCCATGATACGAACGGTAGGCTCCATGATTTGTAGACCTTACCCCAGCGCCATACTAAATCCCTCTCGAACAAGTAAAAGCCGAAGGTATCCCATTCACAGCTGACCTTCATATCTTTAATGCGGATCGGCAGGTCGATATGGAACATCCCCCAGACGAGTCCGATGTCTAGCGAGCAGCGGTTGTCAAAGTACCCACCCTTGTTCCACTTCAACTCTAACGCCCAGCGCGGTGCAAAGTAGCCCCACTTAGTGTCTACCGAGTCTTTGTTTATGCGCCAAATCCCAAGCCACTTATGCCAGCGCTTCAACTCGTGGCTGTATCGTTCTTTCACTATGTCATCCCTCCTAGGCATTGTTGGTGACAACCACCTATACGCCGCCCAAAAGAAAAGGGAACCACTTAGGCTCCCTTTTATCGCTGACTTTACTTTTACTAATATTAAAGGAATTTGTCGTCCGGGTCGTAGTGCCCGATGTTGTGTGTAAGCGTCTCGTTGCGTCCCCAGTCTGCCCGGTTGCGTCGTTCTAGTATAGTCACGTTACGAGCCCAGAATGCCTTATTGCGAGCATCTGAGTCGATGTCCAGCGCGTCGTCAATCAGGTTGAGCTCGTGCTCTGCAATTGCAGATTCCACGTCCTCGATGAACGATGCCCACTCGTCGATGTTGCTACGCGGATCATCACCACCGTCTGGCTCAATCCCGGACTGAAGGTACTCCATAACCTTCTTCTTCTTCTCGTAGTAGTGCACCTTGTTGATCTTAACAAGCATACAGGCTCGCTCTTCACTCATCCCCTTGAGGATCGCCTCAATGAATCGAGTCTTAGTATCTTCGTCAAGCTTCCACGTACGCTGAATACGGCGCTGGGCGACACTTAGTATCTGCTGGCGCTGTCTGCGTTGGCGCGGCTTTTTCTCTTCTTGTTCTGCCATAGCATCCCCGGATCTGATTGGTAGGTTTACCCACATAGGATACATCGCGGACGGGAATAAAAAAAGGGTCCCCCGAAGGAGACCCTAAAAAGTGCTAGTGCTCAAGCCCTAAGCCTAGACCAAAAATGGACAACGTGTTTACTGCCCGGACAGATTACCACTGTTAGTAAGTTCCTGCAACTCTGCCTCCACATCACGGTTGATCGCAGCTTCCGAGGAGTACAGACCACCCTTGAAGCGCTTCATACGCTTGCCGTGGTTATCATACATTGTCTGCTCGTATGACACGCCTAGGTACTTGAGAAGCACGCTCACGTAGAACAGGTTATCCCCCACCTCTTCGTAAAGGTTTGTAGTGTCCAGCTCCTTGCCTTGGAACATGTACGCAAACATCTGCTCTACCAGCTCCGTACTCTCAGTAGCCATACCGATCACCGCGTGGAACAAGGCTTGTTCTTTACGCTCAAGACGACGCCAGTCTGCAATATCCGCGATCTCCAACTTCTCCGCCAGATCCACGACTGGACGCTCACGCCCATAGAAAGTAGACTTCTTGTAGCCATCTAGAACGTTGCCGCTAATGATGAACTCTTTCATGCAGTTGATGATCGTCGCATCCGGCTCAAAGTAGTCTTGTGACAAGGTGCCTAGGCAGCTCTCTACGTAAGCGTGTGTAGGCATCGTAGTTGCCGGGTCGTTGATTGCGAACGCACGGTCATAGCCTTTAGTAAACACGTCTAACGGGCTGTGTGACTGGTAGCCGTTCTCATAGATTACTAAAACAGATTGACCAGCTACAGGCAGTGAGCGTGCGAAGAAGTCGTCAGTTACTTTGATTACTTCAATCGGGTTAGTGTCGTCACCTTCGATGCACACTTCTACTTCACGACGCTCTACCGAGAATGCCGCAATTACCGCAGCCTTAACAGTCTTCTTACTATCGAAACTGTCTAGTCGGCTGTAGTCATTCTTCGGCGGTACTTCATGAACTGTAGAAGTCGGACCGTACAACTCGTAGGTTACGTTCTGCACTAGCGCAGTAAGGTCAATAAAGTGCCCATCACCGTCCGGCTTGTTCCATTCCCAACAACGAGTATCTTGGTTCAAGTACTCCTCTAGTAAGTCGTAGAACTCACTACGACTGTAATCCACCATGTCTACGCCGCCTAGGTTCTGCGAGAAAAACTTAAAGTGGTTAGTTAAGTCTTGCACGACGCCTTCTAGTTGGGCGGGGAACTGGTTGCGGTTCAATTCGATTACGCACCCGGCGAACTTTCCTACGATTTGCGACAGGCTTAGTACTTTCTTCGCTGCTTGAGTCATTTTCTGATTTCTCCAATAGTTTTAGTTGGTTGATGCTGAAAGGTCCAAAGTCTACTTGGTCGTAAACGTGTAAATGCTTATTGTCGTTACTAAAATTAAACTTGAACTTTACCCAGTAAAATGAGCCGTGCTTCTTGGTTATACGACCCACCTTGTTAAACATCTCAAGGAAGTGGTTAGACGTAACCACCACTTCCACGACATCGTTAATTTGTAATTCTTGGCTACTCATACTTGTCTACCGTAGTACCTGCTACTGGAACACCTATACGAACGTCCTCAGTAAAAAGTGATACCACGTCAAACTCAGATAAGTCCGTGATGGATTCCGTCCAATGGAATTGTGCACCGTTCTTCATGTAGCGCCCCTCGTGCGCCCACTGCGTACACTCAGCCGAATGCCCACGTGTTACGTCTTCCAGCACTACAGACACAAGGCATAGGTCCGGGTCTTCCGAGTTAGTAAAGTTACTAGCACACAGCACGCGGTGCATAATCGCGTAGAACATCCCGGCTACGTTCTCCATAGTAGGGTTGTACGGCGTTGTCAGGATTCGAGTGCGAGGGTAAGACTCGTGGATGGACTTCGCCACCGTACGCCCAGCCTCGTCCTTATCCCACACGATGTTAGTATCACGGAACAAGTCCGCGATCATGCCCGCATAGGCGTCGATGAATGAGTGGTCCACAATCTCTTCCGAGTCCGATTGAGACTCTGCGTTGAGCACAAACTTAACGTTAAACACGCCGCTGATACAAGGCTGTGTGTCTTCCGCTACGAGTGTGTTACGAACCCACGGGAACATAATCAGGTTAGTTTTACTAACAGTAAAATTTAGCATTATCTGGTCTCCAGTATGCGACTTCCTAGGTTATCGCGTTGAATGGTGATCACACCCTCGAATCCTCCGAAGTTGATCGAGTGGTGGTCGATTATATAAATCTGCTTCTGCTTTAGTAAAGCACGCTCTCGCAGTAGCTCTAGAAGGTCTTCGATACCTTCTGGGGACATAAAGCTAGTCGGCTCGTCAAACACCTCGATGTTAGGTTCCTGCCCGGTAGCCGTGAAGATCATCTCCATAAGCCCTAGCTCGCCCGCCAGTTTAAGTCGTGAGGATTCGCCCCCACTCCAGCACTCCCACTTAACAGGCTTAGTATTGCGTGGTGAGTACACGTAGACCTCGAATCCTTTCTTGATCGTACCGCGCTGGGTCTCCCTATCTACGGAGAACTCTATACGCCAGCCATCTAATCCCAGCTGCTTGATGGAGTTATTGACCTCCACTTCTAGGTCCACAAGGTAGTTATCGATCATGAACAAGCGTACGTCCTTGAATCCTTTCACCCAGTACTGAGTACGTGCTATCGCTGTATTCAGGTTACTAATAGTCTCGTTACACTCGATAATCTTTGCACCTAATTCGATTGCATCGGACTCGTTATCATCTCGCAGCTTAGCCCAAGGGTTCTCTGTCCGTAGTAGTTTATCGTAGGACCCTTCAGCGTGGCGTAGCTCGCGCTCGATACGCTTCCTGTCCTGTGAAACCATACGGGCTTCCGAGTCTAATTTACTAAGCTTGTCTAGTAGTCCCTCGCGCTCACGCTGCTGGTCCTCGTAGTAGTCCTGCTTAGGCTTCAAGTCCTTTTGCAGCTCTTTGCCCTCGTCAATAAGGCTGTCGATCTTATCCTCAAGCTCGTCAACTTTTACTCGGGTGCTGCTCTCCAGACGGTCTATCTCGTTGTCAGATACACCATGCCCGCAGTATGAGCACTCACCTTGATCCATAGTCACAGCCAAGTCCTTGAGCATGTCCTCGATGGCATTGTCGGCGTCCCGCTTGTCTGCTTCTACTTCCCGGATGTCTTCCTTCAGGTTATCGATCTCTCGCTTCATCTCCCGGAGGGTGCTCTCTACGTCATTTAGTAATTGCTCAGCCCACGTACGGTCCTTATCAATCTTACTAATGTCCTTAGTGCCAAGCTCGTGCTTTAGACGTTCGATAGTGGCTTCCCACTCCTCAAGCTCGATGGCGTGCTCCTCTTCCCACTGGTCGGCATCTCCCTCGTATCCTACCTTACCAAGCGTAGCCAGCGCAGACTCAAGCTTACCGTACTCGACCTCTGCCAGCTGGAGGGCGTTCTTCATGTCCTTAACCATCTGACCAGCTACTTTACTGCGGCTGATCCAGACATCGAGCGACAAGATGGATGAGAAGAGTTCCTGCTTCTTAGCCGGGAGCATATCAAAGAAGAATGTCCCAAACTGACCGACAATCAGAGAGTGCAAGAGCTGGGTTTCATCCATGTTGAAGAATCTTAGTAACTCCTCTGTAGAGATGTCCTGTGGTCCTGTCTGGTGGTTGTCAGACTCGATAGTCAACGCGTTCGGTGATGTCTGGCGGCGTACCGTGATCAGGTCCTCATCCAAACACGCTTGGAACTCCACCCAAGTACTTCCAGATGTTCCCCAAGGCTTCACGTCTGTGTTCTTCAGGTTACGCAACGTCGTCCCGGTGAATGCCCAGAATAGTGCGTCCCAGATGGTAGACTTACCAACACCGTTACCACCTAGGCTCGGCTCGGCTACGTTATCACCCCGCAGTAGGTACAACCCCGGCTGTCGGTTTAGGCAGAAATCGAAGGGCTCCACAAAGCTCTTGAACTTCTCTCCACGGATATTTAGTAAATGCAAACTCATAGCTCACCCTCCCGGAGAATTATAAGCCCTGTGTTTAAGTAGTCGTCCGGCAGGTCTTCTTTTACTGCGAATTGCTTCAGGATGGAGCTCTCTGAGGCTTTTAGCACTTCAGATGAACTCTCCTTCGGCTCAACCTTTTCAACCACGTCTGTGATGAGCTCAACGCCACCAAGCACTACTCCCAAGTCATCGCAAGCGGCTTTGATGGTGTTCTTGATGTTAGTCCACTCAGCACGGTCCTTCTTACTAATCTTGTAGCGGATCTTAACTTGGTCTCCCGGGTAAAGGTGAGCCTCGTAAATCTCCGGCACGGACCCTACCACTAGGGTGCATTTCTGGATCGTAGGGTAGTGCAGCTGGATTCTACCTTCTGGCGTTTCCAACAGACATCGACCAAGGAAGCGGTCCCCGTAAGTGGTAGGGTAAGGACTTCCCACGTACTCGATACCGCGAACAGTTTGCGGTAGGTGGATGTCCCCGGCGTAGACTTTACAGTGTTTAAGTTTAGTAAGGTCTAGGTCGGTCCCCTCTAGTATATGACCTAGGCTTGATTTCGATCCAACAAAGCACTGGTGGAAAAACGCGTAATCGTACTCGTCAAGGTCGTCCAACAGCGTCTTCCAATCTTCCGCAGGGTTCTTGCTGTGTGGAAAGCAGCGAACGCCGTACACAGTAGTAGGGCGGTCAATCCAATACACATTAGGCAGCTTGCGTAAAAATTCAAAGAAGGCGCAGTGTGAAACAGCGTAATCATGATTTCCTCTCAAGATATATACCGGAACTACCTCCGCGAGCTCCGAGATGCAGTTTACTAAACGGTTGACGAACTCAGCATTGTGACCTTCTTTAGCGTCGGTCATATCTCCTAAGATCCAAAGCTCGTCTACCTCGTACTTAACACACCACTTCTTCAGATACTCAAAAAGCCCCCAACGGTACTCGTCTAGGGGCTTTGGTGTGAAATGAGTATCCGCGCAAATCAGGCGATTCATTTCTTAGTTACTCTCCTTTTGCGGCGACTCTTAGGCTTAGGCGGCTCGTATTCGAGAGAGGCAGCTTTTACCGCTTCTATCTGAGCCTTAGTAAGACCTTCGTAGTCATCTGTAAACCAGTGGTAAGCTATACGTGCCATTACTAAAGCGTCGGCGAGGTTGTCGTCGTTAAGGTCCTCTCCGAAGCGTTTGTACACTTCCTTCAGGATTATTTCCTTGCCGCCTGTACCCTTTCCAGTAGCGTACTTCTTCCCAGTATTCGGGCTAGTGAGGAGGACAGGTATTTGCTTCGAAAATAACGCCAGTCGCACGACGCCACCGCCTTCACCGATGTTGAATACCATCCCGGCATTGGACTTATTATCACCGCCCTTGCCGTAGGCATACCGCTCGATGTTAGCTCCTTTGATGTTCGGGTATTTATCGAGTATTTTAGTAAGACTATCGTGGATAAAAGCAAGGCGCTCATACCCTTGGCACTTAGGCTTGATGCTCTCATAGATGTATCCTGTTTGCTTACCAAAGATCGTAATGCCCGAGTTGTTTAGGGAGCAGTCTAAGCCCATGTACAGGTCTTCTTCGATCATGCTGGTCTCCAATGTATGAAGGGGACCGAAGTCCCCTAGTTTACTAAAGTTATCCCTTGTATGGGTACTTTGCGAAAGCTCGTACCGCTAGCTGTGGGTCGGACGAGGCGAAGAACGGCGTCTCGTCTGGGTGGTAGCAGATAAACACCGGGATACGCTGGAACTCGTTTCCTACGTACTCTACCGCTACCCAGTTAAGCATCCACTCACCGTATCCATCACACTTCTGCAAGGCAATCTGGATCTCTGAAGTGCTCATCTCAGGCTTCAGCCCAATCTCGTAGGTCTGAAGGAAGATTTCTGGTTTGCATGGGTAATGCTCGCCTTTAACACCACGGATGATGTAGTCACCCACTAGCGCCTTCATAGTACCTTCTTTAGTAAGGATTTTGAAGATGCAGCCGTCTGCTTGCACGTGGCGTTGGAAGTCTTCAAAGCTGTCGAACCACTCGTCAAACTTCGGATGCTTACCTGTGAAGTCGAGCACTTCTTTTAGGTTATCCCCCTTCCACACTACGAACTGTACCGGGACTGGTTTCTTAGTTGCAACTTGAATAGGCATACCGCCTCCTTTACTAAAGTTAATACTTGCTGCTTTGAGGCATAAGATCTAGCTCTATCTCTTGCCAGTGGTGGATTACTAAGGCGTTCAGCTTCTCCCGTAACTCCTTAGCCTCTACACCACCTTTATCGCGGATCTTAGCGCACATAGCTTTGTAGGTGGTCTTCTTGAAGCCTAGGTCCTCAAGCACATCCCAGCCCACGTTTGACTGTAGCCACTCAACGGAAGCGTAGATGTCATCACAGCCATACCCAAAAATTATCGGGTAATCGGCGGTGCGGAATGGGTTGCCCACCTTGTTCTTCTCGATAGCTGCTCGGATGTCTACCCCAACGATACGCTTCTTGCCTTTGACAGCCTTAGTCACTTTGCCTAGGTTTGCTAGCCACACTACTTGACTACAATAAAAGTCCAAAGCCTTGCCGCCTGAGCGCTTTGACTTTTTACCAAAGGCAGCGGCGTTAATGTTATCACGAATCTGGCTTACTATTAGTAAAGTAATGTTAGCCTTAGACATCACCTTCTTCTTCTTACGGAAGAACTCTGAAAGCTTCTTAGCCTTATCCTGACCATAGCTGGCTTCGTCAATCTTACGACCCTGTTCCGCGCGGTCACTTAGACCATCCAAGCTATCCACGATGTACAGTATAGGGCGCGGGTCTCGCTCTGCTTCCATAACGATGCGCTCGATGTCTTCGTACATGTCTTCCACGGTATCAAGGTCGTCGTCTACCTCGATGTCGTCCAGTGGTAAGCCTAGAGCAGCTGCGTACGGCTCGTCGAACGCGGATTCACACTCCTTGTAAATGATACGCGGGTTCTGATCGATGAAGGTGCGGTGGAAGTTGATCATACCTTCGATGGCTAAGAGTGTCTTACCAGTCGATTTGTCACCTACGATGTTGATGATACGACGGGTAGCCCACCCGATACCACCTAGGGCTTGGTCGAACAAACAACACCCGGTAGAAAAGCCCTCCACGCCTTTCTCCGTGGATACGAAGTACGCGTTCGCACGTTCCTTCGGTTTTTCTTCTGAAGCCGTTTCTGGAGCTTTTGAGCGGCGTGTACGTGGCTTCTTAGCCTCGTCCTTCTCAACAGCTTTAGTACGGCGGCGTCTTGTTTCTGTCATTTTTACTAACCTTAAAGTGCATTGAACACTATGAATTATACGGACGTTGTTTGTTTAGGTTTACGATGTAGCTGGCAACCTTCTTCACCTGCTCACGTGAGCTTGTTAATCCTAGGTCCGTGTCGATGGTAAAGATTGAGTCGGTAGCACTAAATTGCTTAGCCGAGCGTAAGCCGTGCTGGTAGCGGTCATACTGGGCACGCTTCTCCACTAGGTCGTCATCACTGAACGCGTCCGTATCGCCACGCGCTTCACTGCGGGTAATACACACCGGGAATGGGCATCGAGCCATGATCCACACGTCCGGGTCAAACACACGGTCTTGTAGGAACATCTCGGCACATTCCGGCTGGTTGGCTAGGGATGAGATGTAATGTCGGTCACAGACCACAATACTACCCGCTTCTACTTCGGGCTGGATCAGCTTGTCGTATAAGTCGTGTCGAGCGGCTAGGAATAGATGTGCTTCGACACGCTGGCTGCGGTCACGCTGCCCGGTCATTAGTAAGGAGCGGATTTCTTCCGCGAAGGGAGTCCCGCCCGGTTGACGAGTTTGCACTACACGAACGTTGTAATTACTAAGCTCTTCTACTAACTGCTTAGTAAGAGTTGATTTGCCTGAGCCGTCAAAGCCCTCAATTGCTACGATAACACCACGAGTCATTTTCACTTTCTCCAGAACTAACGAAAGGGAGACTTTCGCCTCCCTTGGTTTTACTAATCTACTTCTTTACGATACTTAGCGACGATTTCGACGCATACCGCGAACGCGTTCAGAGCTGTCATCACCGTCGTCGCCACGACCACGGCGGCGGGAAGATCGAGAATCACCATCGTCACTATCACCGCCACGGCTACGACGAGAGCCACCGCGAGCAGAGCGAGTAGGCTTAGGTTTCTCAATGCCCAGTTCTTCACAGATTGCTTTAGCACAGCCTTCTTGGTCATCTTCGTCAAAGTCCATTGGGTCAATGTCAAGTTCTTCAAGCTCGATAATCTGCTCAAGCTCTTCCCAGTCTGCCGCCATAACGTCATCGTATTGGTAATCACCTTCACCGCGATCACCGCCAGACTTGCTATCGTCGCTGCCACCGCGACGGCTGCGGCTATCATCAGCGTCGTCACCGCGATCACGGTCACGTCCGCGATATGATTTAGGCTTTTCTTTACCACCGTCTTTACCACCTTTACCGCGTGGAGTTGGTTCCCAGCCGTCGATCATCTTAGCAATCTCGTCGTACTCTAAGTAAACTAAGCAGTCCGGGATTGGGTTCTCGATGGCGTAATCTAAGTGCTCTTCATCTACTTCAGATGGGTTGCGTGAAATCTGGAAGCCCACGTACTTCGTGTTCATCCCTTCGCCCTGTTTAGTAAAGTAGACTTCGTAGCCGTTGTCTGGGTCGTCAATGTCGTACATCTCACCAGAACGCTTGTCGATACTAACCTGCGCGATACCAGCGTCTACCGTAGGTGGCGCTAGGTACATCTGCGGACCTTCAGCTTCGTTGTCCAAGTCGATTACCCACATCGCACAAGCACGTCCCGGACGACAAGCCTTAGCCATCTCCTTGTTGCCAGCTTGCTCGTAGTCCATGCGCATCTCACGGATTGGGTCATCTTCACCTAACATCTCGTGTAGTGCTAGCACGCGCTCTTCGTCAGCACCAACACCGTAGTGGACATGCACGTCTAGTGCGTAGTGGTCCGGGTCTTCCCAAGTAGCCGGGAGGATGCGGATTGCGTTGTCGCCCTTCTTAGGCTTAAACAGCTTAATGCCGTCTTTGAAGATTGACTTAAAGTCGCCTGAAGACTGGTCGGCACGTTTCTGTACCTGCTCTTTAGAACGTTTCTTGTACTCGAAACCTTTACGACCACCACGACTGTTACGATCACGTCTTGACATTATTGCCATCCTTTTGTTTTAACTTTAGTAAGAAACTCTAGCTTACTGAAAAAGTAAGCCTTGGTAGCCATACGCGCTGCTGCGTAAATGGCGATAGGGGATATTACCACAATTCCCGCTAGTGCTGGTAAATGCTCCATAACTATCTGCTCCGTCGTCTTCTGCTTTCACTACGCTCTGTGCGCTCGGCACTCTTACGACGCTTGTCATCTTGCGATTCACCACCACTAATCGGAGAGTAGTAGTTCGCTACATACAGGTCCGCCAGTTGACGGAGCATGTAGCCGCGAGACTTGAATGCTTCTACAAGCGCCTCCCATGCTCCAACTATACGATCCGCTTCAGTTTTTTCTCGGTAACGCTCAATAAAATCTGCGTCCTTCTTTACTAAAGCTGTAGCTTTGGTGTCTGCCATCTTAGGGTTATCCGCGAATATCTCCGCTTTGATCTCCCCGGCAAGTTCATCGCATTCGCGCTTAATCTCGTCGCGTTCTGCTTTCGCCCAAGTAAGGCGTTCTGATACCTCGAAGAATAAGTGCGATTGCTCAACAAGCTCGTTGTCCAAATCGTTCTTATCTATACGTAGGCGACCCTTAAATGATCGGATTGCAGTTTCTGAAGTGTCATACGACATTTATTTTATTCCCCGAAACAAATATCACCGCAAGCTAGTAAAATCGGACCTAGTTTGTCAGTGGGGTTACACGGCGTGGAGAACGCGTCCAAGATACGGTGGAACTTCTCAGCTTCAGCTTCCGACTTGGCGTTCAGCATACACCCGGACACGTAAGTAGTGACTACGATTCGGATGCTCTCCGGTGGAGTGTCCTTGAGGTCTTTCAAGATCTCCTGCACTTTACTCCACTTTTTACCTTTAGTAAACGCGAGGGCACGGGCAAGGTCGATGATCTGCTTATCGTCGTCAGCCTCATCCAACAGCGTATTTAGGTCGGCGCGACTTGCGGCTGACTCCGCTTTTAGGAGGAACTGGATCAGCTGTCGAGGGGAGCCCTCGCACTTGCTAATCACAACGTCAATAAACTCTTCTGGAACGTCCAGCTCACCCTCATCCAGCACGAAGTCTACAAGCTCGTTCAGAGCCTTCTTGTTCAGCGGTTTTAGCTCGTATGAAGCGCAGCGAGTCTTGACGGCTTTAGGAACCTTAGTAGATTCCGTGGTAGTTAGAATGAAGTACACATGAGCCGGAGGGCTTTCCATGATGTCCAGCATCGCATCCCATGACGCTTTACTAAAAGCCTGTACCTCGTTGATGATGTACACGCGGATAGGGTTCTTGCCGAAGCCCTTGTACTTGGCTTTCTCCACAAGCTCACGGACCTGTTCTGCCTTACTGGTACTGCCCGCGTCTACTTCGATCACGTTCTCAGACTCTACGTGGCGAGCAATTACATTGCCGAAAGTAGTCTTACCACACCCGGGAGGTCCCATGAATAAGTAACAGCGTTGGTTGCTGTCTAGCTGGTTCTGCACGTCTTTTACTACGGCGTCGTGACCGATGATCTCATCAAAGGTCTGTGGGCGTAGTGTTACGTGTAGTGGTTTTGTTTCCATCTGGTACTCCTTACTAAACAGTGAATGGATATTTTATTGGATCATGGTGTTTGTAGCCAAAGACATCAAAGTCGTCCAGTGTTACCCAAGTCTCCAAGTCTTCTAGTGTCTTGATGTCCGGGTTGATCCACAACACGGGTGGGTCTAGCGGCTCTCGGGTTAACTGTACGTCGCGCATGAGATCTATCTGGTCTTCGTAGATATGAGCGTTCACGATCTTGTGGTGCGCGGTGCCCATCTTGTGCCCGGTGATTTGAGCCATGATCGCTAGGAACACGTACACCTGAACCATGTTGAAGTTCAGACCCAAAGGTACATCACAAGAGCGTTGTGTGCTGTTGAGATACAGGGTGTCTCCTAGCAGTGAGAAGTGGTGGCTGTACATGCACGGGCGTAGGCATCCCATGTGGAACTCGCCCGGGTTGTAGAAGTTCAGGATCTCCCCACGGTCGTCGATACCGTTAGTAAGATTATCCACAATCTTCTTGAGCTGGTCCACAGTACCGCCATCCGGCTTAGCCCAAGATCGTCCCTGCACACCGTAAACACGCCCCATGTGGTCATTGCCCACGCGGTACGGGTTATTAAGCCAAGCTTCATTCTTGTTGGCGTTAGCGTCCCAAGTGGTGGTTCCCAGCTTTCGGAAATCTTCGGCACTGCTGTATCCACGAATGTACCCAAGCAGTTCGGCTACAGCTGCTTTCCAGAAGCTCTTGCGGGTTGTTACTAAGGGTAGTTGGTTGTAGGTAAGGTCTGCGTTGATTACCGTTAGGCACTTCTTCCCGGTACGCTGGTTCTCTACTAGCACACCCTCGTCAATGATGCGCTGTGCTAATGCGAGGTATTGTTGCATAATTTCCTCTTTACTAAAGTTAAAGACCTCCCGGGGGAGGTCATGTATTAATCAGCTCGAACGTGTCCGAACTGCGTGGATGAGTATTCACCGTAGACTTTCTGGTCACACCAGTCGGGACCTTCTTCAGCCTCGATGAGCAGTGGTACGTTAACAAAGTCAAAGGTGCGGTAAACACCAGTCATGATCTCCGCTACGTGAGCTATACGCTCGTCCATGCCGTCTTCAGGCATGATGAAGGTCAAGTCATCGTGTATCTGCATGATTGGGTGCATGTACACGTCTTCTAGCAGGGCAGATTCCTCACTTAGTAAGCACAAGCCTTCTAGTACTACTTCAGCCGCTGTGCCCTGAATCGGCGTGTTGATGATCTCCTGCTTACTCATAGGGAACGAACGCTTAAAGCCATTCAGGGTGCGTACGAAGCCATTGCGGTAAGCACGTTCTAGTGTTTCGTTCTGCCACTCTAGTACTCCGGCAAACTCGTCCCAGAACATCTCTCGTAGATACTCCGCATTATCATCCGGGATGTGGAGGCTTTGAGCACAAGACTTAAAGCCCGCGCCGAAGAACTGAGGGAACACCCATTGGTTCTTAACGTCGCCACGAAGACACTTGATCAACGCATCGTACTCTTTGACCCCGCCGTCTACCATCTTGTTTACCTTATCGTAGTACTCCTCGTAGATACGGTCCAAGATAGCCGGGTACTCGTTACTAATCTTAACAGCCCAGTCAAAGTGAACGTCCAGATTATTCCACAGCGCATTACAGAAGTTCGGATCTCGTGATGCCATACCGAATACACGTGCTTCAATCTGACCAAAGTCGAGCGATACTACCCGGAAGCCCGGAGGCGGTGCAATCGGCTTACGGATGTGTCGATTCTTACGCTTAGGGAAGTTCTGTGCGTTCGGCTCATCCGAGGACAGACGCCCGGTGGCAGTAAACATACCGTTGTAGTTAGGGTGCAGTAGTCCGTCCGGATACACAAGCCCCTTACGCTTCTTCTCGTCCCCAATGAACTCTGTCACGGGCGTTAGTAAGCCATCTACGTAGGTTGACTTTAACTTACTAAAACCGCGCAACTTTAGTATCAACGGTGCCGACGGACACTCGTCTGCTGGCATGGAACTCAAGGCAGCTTCGTCCGTACTGTACTTAGGCTTACCGTCCTTGCCCTTACCCTCCTTCTTGCCCTCTGGACGCTTCAGGATGTCACGGAACAGTGTTACGTTGTGGTCCGGTGACGACGGGTTAAACTCGGTGTCGTGCTGGCGCTCAAACTTCCGAACTTCAGGGGTGTTTAGTAATTCATCCTCTGCGTCCGCAATATCGTTAGTAAGAGTATCTTGTAGCTCGTACAAGGCGTCCTCATTACGGGGCATACCACGCATCTGCATTCCGGTAAGAGCAGCGGAGTTGCGTACCTTAGTGTGGTAAGGTCGTTCTTCTCCCTCACGCTTCAGGCGGTCCATGCCGATTTCGAAGCCCTTGAACGTCCACTTAACATCTCGTCCGTTGTACATAAGCACACGGTCTAGACGCTCGCCTACCATGTTAGCCTTGTTCATCTTGCCGGACAGCTTCTTCAAGTCGAATCCACAGTTATACTTGATGAAATCGTCTAACGACAGATGCCCCTTTCTGGAGTCCAGACAGTAGGCTGCTGCCATCAAGTCTTCCCACTGCGTCTTACGTAGGTTGCTGTACCCGTAGTAGTGCGCTGTCCACTCTTGCTCCATTGTAGCGTTGTACACGATAGCCCTCGGCGCTTGCGCTAGGTACTCACCCCACAACCCGATCACTTGGCGGCGGGTCTTGTTGTTCCACGCTCTAGGGTGGTCTACCGGGAAGGCTACCGTGCGGTCGAAGGTGCCCACTGCGGTAGTTAGTAAGCGAGAGTCGTCCAAGTACGGGCGTAGGTTCTGTGTCTCGTAGTCCACAGATACTAGCGGTTCTCGTAGCATGTCATGGAGCGCATCTTCTACGCGGTGCACGTCTTGGATGCCCTCACCCATGATGATCTCGATGCCATCGTCGTAACCACTATCGTAGACTACAGGCTCTGGCAATGTCCCGGTCTCGATGCTATCCATAAGGCGAGTGATTTGCGTCTTAACACAGACCTCGTACTCATTGACGAAGAAGTCGTGCTCTTTACTAATCACCCAGCGAGGGTCGAACACCGGGAGTATCCAGAACGTATGATTACCGATCTTGTGGGGTAACATGCGACCGTGCATACCGTGGATGTCCGCAGACCCGGTTAGGAAGCGCAACGCACCCGCACCAAGTGCGACTACTACCGCTGGCTTAGACTCTTCTATATCCCGCTCTGTCAGACCACGCCACTGCTCGATCACAACGTCGTCGATAACCTCGTCCAACTCGGCAAAAGTCTCGCGCACAACAGCACCGTGGCGACAATCCTCATAGTAGAAGTCACGACCAAAATACTTACGCATAACCTGCGCAGTCTCGCCTTTAGTAAGGTCCCCACGACGTAGTTGGTTAGGGGTTGGGGTAAGCCCTAGCAGGTACACTACCGGGTCCTCAGAACCACACGGCTGAACACCCACACCTTCGAACTTCTTAGCGCCAACAGACTTTAGTAAATGCTTCTGCTGCTCGAACGCTTGCTGCTTACCCGTAAGGCGGCGGTTGCCGCCCTTAGCTCCCTTTTGATGGAAGAAGCCCATAGTTACTCCTCTCCGTGACTAATCAAGTGGTAGAACGCCCCACCGTCGCTGAAGAACATGGCGGAGTCCAGTAGTGCTACGTGCGATGTGAAGTTACATGCCCGGGCTACCATCCCAGCATCCACTAGGAATGAGATCGGGTCGGCATCCATATCGCACTCGTCATCAAGCTCGATGGTGGCAGACTTGGCGGTGATAGACAGAACCTCGTCCTCAACCAGAACTTTTAGTAAGGCATCGTCGCCTTTGCCTAAAACAGCCTCGGCACGGGCGAACATGTCCTTGAACTCAGTTGGTATTTTTACTAAGTTGTCATCTTCTAGGAATGACTCTAGAACGCCTTCGAAGTCGAACGGCTCATCGTCGCTAATCAAACGAGTGGTGATCTCCACGCTCTCGTCCTCCAAAATAGCCGTCACGTTGTCGTCGTAGAACGACAGGGTGATGACCTCCGACTTATTGTACTTAGAAAGCTCTGTCACAAGCTCACAGAACTGTTTTGGAAGTATCACCTGACCAATCCCCTCAATTGGGTCCTCAAACTCGTATGCGGTGATTGTGATGTTGTCTGTCGAGAACAAGAAGTTGTCGGTTACAGTCACACCCATCTGAGCCGGACAAGTAGGGTCGTCCCCGATCCCGGTAATACACTTCTTGAACGCCGCGAGGATTTCCTCGGAAAGCTCCAACTCTACGCGAGGCTCTAGCCCTGAGTTAGTAACTGGGTCGTACACGAAGTCGTCCTCACCAAGCATCGCCAGCTTGGTCTTAGAACGTCCCGACTTGATAAGCACACCCGCTCCGCTGTCAAGCTCTTCGATCTGAATATCAGCTTTGCCAAACGAGCTTATTACTTTTAGTAAATCCTTACCCGGCAACGCGCCCACGATTCCGAAGTCATGCTCGCGGACCGTAACACCAACTAGGTCGTTATACGCGTAAACATCACCGTCTGCCGTGAAACAGAAGTGTGATAGCACGGGTACAAAGTCGTGTGGTGATAGTGCGGGCTTGATGAAGTTGAGGACGCGCTGTAGATGGGCTTTCTCTAGTGTTGCCATTGTTGTTGCTCCTATTGGGTTATCAGTCTGTACCTATACGCCAGATACAAGAAAGGGGGAAGCTATAATAGCCTCCCCCTTGAAACAAGCCAACAGTGTTGATATTTCTAAGGATCACAATGCCGAGTGAAACTATACTAAATCCTCACATGGCTTGCAAGCACCTATTCCCACGCTGGCTTCCAGTCCGTGCCCTCCGGGGTTAGGACTAGGAACCGGGGAAACGAGTCCCGATCCCGAAAGTGGTCCCTAACGTTAGCAGGGTTGTTGTTGTCATCGTATCGAAAGCCCACAACCACATCCGCTTCTTGTAGGCGGCTCGTCGGCGTGAAAAACAGTATGTGGCTGTTTACCGTTCTGTATGGTTGTGACGCTAGTAGTAGGTTCGCTTCCTGTGCGAAGAGCGTTGCGCTCAATAAATCCAAGGTAGTAAACCCGTACACGTGAGCTGTGTGCTGGTTTTTTACTAAAGGTAAACGTTGGTGCAAGTGGTGTTGTGCTTTTGCACGAGCGAGCATACGCAGCTCGGCTACATCTACAAATCGCTCTTGTTCCATTAGTAATCTCCTTACTAAAAACAAAAAGGGGAAGCCGAAGCCTCCCCTATTGAACCCGGCTAAGCCAGATTATGCCAACTTGTCTAGTTCACGAAGAACACCGATTAGGCTGTGCGCTTCGCTGTATAGCACGTCGAAAGTTGAAGGTTTCATGTCGATGCCGTTTTCAGCCATCAACTCTTCGATTTCTTTCTTGTCCGCGTCCATGTTTTCACAGATTAGGCGACGTACTTGGTGAGCTGCTGATTCCGCACCACCTGTCTTAGCACCACGACCGCGACGAGAACCAGTTTTCTTCTCTTCGCCAGCGGCTTCCGCTTTAGGCTCTTCCATAGTAACGCGGATGATCTTGTCGCCTTCTTCAACCACAATGTGGTCTGCTTCGAAGACTTCTTCGCCGTCTGCCGTAGTAAGAGTGAACTCTGCTACTTTAGCGTTCTTGCCGCGACCAGATTTCTTAACCGCTTTAACTTCACCTTCGAAAGCGTCGTCTTCAACTTGAAGCTTCAGCTTGTCGCCTTTAGCGATGTCGTTGAATGCGATTTCTGTTTCAACTTCAACAGGCTCTGGCTTCGGCTCTTCTTTCTTAGCACCACGGCGAGAGCGTGTAGGTTTTTCTTCAGCCGCTGGCTCTTCGTCTTTCTTAGCGCCGCGACGTGAGCGAGAAGGCTTCTTCTCTTCTTCCGCTGGAGCTTCGTCGTGACGTTCGATCTTGTCGCCTTCGTCGAAGATCAAGTCTTCAGCACCAAACACTTCTTCACCGTCAGCTGTTTTCAGAGTGAACTCTTCAACAGTTGCGTTCTTGCCGCGACCTTTCTTAGTAACCGCAATTACTTCGCCTTCAAAAGTGTCATCGCCACAAACTACAGTTGCTGTGATGCCTTTAACTACTTCTGCTAGTGCGATTGCTACAAGTACTTTTTTCATTGGTTGGTTTTCCGTTTCTTCAGTTTTAGTGTTACGTCCACGGCGTGAACGCGCTGGTTTTTCTTCTTCGGCTTCCATCGGGTCTTTTTCAGAGCCCGGGATGTCTTGACCGTCGTTAATTGCATTTACGGCATCATTGTACCATTCCGCAGCTTCATCGGAAAGAGCGTCCCAAGCATCGTCGTCAAGAGCGCCGACAGCTTTAACAATCTTCTGCAAGTGTTTCTCGTGAGAGTCACGCTTTGCACGTGGAGTGTTAGTTGCTTGGATAAGTTCTTCTAGGATTGCTTTAGTCAGAGTCATAATGATTCCTTATTTACTAATGTTAACTAAGTTAGTTGGTGTTGTATAGTGTCTATACGAACTATTTTAATTAACCAATAAAGTGATCTTCAACTTTTTTCACCAAATTGGTCTGGCTTGGGTCTTTTCCTAATAAGGCGCAAAGCATCTGATTGCCCATTACCTTACGTTTACCACGGCTTGTCCACGCTTCTTCAACCATAGTAAAAACTTCTGAAGGCATGTTAAGGATCGTACGTAGTACTTGCTTAACTTCTCCGTCCGCTTCTTCCATAAGACGCTCTGCGATTGCCGCTGTTTCGAGGTCGCCTACCATCATATCAGTAAGAGATAGGCTTTCCTCTCCTTCACTAAACAATACGTCCGTTTCAGCGAAGTGCTCTTTGTGACGAATCTGTTTTCGAGAACAATCAACCATACGACAGCTAAAAGTTCTTTTGAACATATCCATGAACCAACGTGGATTATCAATGTTAGGGTATTTACCCTCCACGTAAAGAAAGATGCAGTAAGCTTCCTGTTTAACGTCTTCTACGTCGGGAAGTTGCTGGTTTACTTTCCAGTGGTTGTTGCGAACCCAGTTCATTACGTACCCTTCGATTTCGCCCTCGAACTTTGGTTTCCAAGTCTGCTCGGAAGGTTTCATGTGCGGGTTTGAGCCGTGGTCTGCGTTTACGTTGGTTTGAATTGACATCATCATCACCTTTGTCTGCTTTAACTATACGTCGTTGACGAGTTTTTGGTTTTTCGTCTTCAACTAATTTTGAACGTTTTCGACGGCGAGGTCTTTGCTCAACTTGTTTAAGTTTAGTAAAAACTTCTTCGTCTCCAGATTCCATCCATTTAATCAGCACTTCGCCCATGTGGGTGTGCGCTGTAGATGGGTTAAAGATTTGCGGACCACCCGGACCAATCACTCCCAGCAAGTTCTCGTCATCGAAATCGAAGTAACGGAATGTCTGACCAGCGATGGTAGGATGCTCTACCTTGCAAATCTCTCGAACGCCCTTGAAATTAGATTTTACTAATTTCGCGTGGTATTCATTCATTTCTTGTCCCCTTTCGTTGGGAGCGAGGTAATAGTACCGACCTCGTTCGTTTTAGTAAAGTCTTTTTTAGTAATTTTTTAAAAAAAGTTTCTAGCTCTCTGTAAGTAGCCGCTCCCGGGTCTTCGTCGTTACCATCCCAGATGAGGGTTTTAACGCGCTTCCCGTACCCGTTTAGTAAATCACACAAAGAAAGTCCGTAGGCTTCCTCGTTCGCATCGAGTAGTAGGAACGTGTGATCGAACTGCTTCTTCAGGTCATGCACTAGGTCTACCTGAGATGGTACGATAGATTTACTAAAAAGACCAGCTGCGCGTATCCCGTGCTCTTTCCCGTAGAAGTCCAACTTCCACACGTCCACCTGACCCTCTACTAAAAGAAGTATCTTGCCGCCCTCCATGCAGTTATCGTAGTTGTACACCAACTCCTTAACGGGGATGATACTCTCATCGGCTGGCAGGGACATGTAGCGCAGCTCGTCGTCTGGGTTTATGGTTCGGCTACCCCAACACATTAACTCGCCATGTAAGCACACTGGCGTGATTATACGCTCGTACCAAATCTTCCCGGCAACACGATCCCAAGTATCGCAACAGCGTAGGTCGAAGTGTTTTACTAATTTGCGAACATCCTTCCGAGGAAACCCACGGTCCATGATGTAGTAGAAGTAATCGGCGGCGTCTCCGAACGGAGCTACCGGGATGAACTGCTTAGGCATCTTCATACCCTTAACTATCTCATCCTCTTCCTCGTCGTCGTCTTCCGGGTAGTCTTCTTCTTCCCACGTACTCAGACTTCTTAGTAAAGAGTTCCAGTCATCCTCGTCTACCTGACCCTCGTCAGCGCCCACCATACGGGAGGCTTCTGCCGGGGAGATTCGAAGCAGTGCTACGAGCAGCTTGTGCGGGGAGGACCCACGGTGCTCTTGGTTCTTCCAGCAACCGAAACGACCGTTCTTGTCCACACCCATGTGGAACTTGCCTTCAGAGTTAGCACAGAAAGGGCAGTCAATTACGACGTTGCCCCGCTTACAGTTCTTATGCTTAGTTGCGTACGTGATGCTATGCTTGTTGAAGATCTCAAGCCATGCTTCCACGCCCTTACGTTTGAAAATACTCATTTCTTAATGCCGTCCATTGAATACATAGACTCTAAGTGACCTCGTACTACCATACGTCTGAGAGCCGAATACATGTAGGACATCTCACACTCTTTATTACCACGGAAGGGTATTGAGTCGAACGTCCACCCGTTGCTTTTAGGACCACCGTGCACCCGACGGATCTTGCCGTCGCTATAGTAGAGAAGCCCCCAACCTTCCGGGAGCTCATCTTTACTAATTAGGTCTTTAGGACACAGGTAAAAGCGCCAGTCTCCCATCCCTATCGACGGGTCTGCCCGGAACTTCTTGTTCTTGTCGGCAAGGAAGTCGCTTCGGGATGTCTTGACCTCGATCAGAATGCTAACGCTAGCTCTCCACCCTAAAGCGTCCGGCTGCTCTCCGGTAACACAGGCAGCTTTCATCCTGTCATCCACGGCTACCCCAAACCCCTGCTTGTAGATCCACTTCTTGGCTAGTAGGCATAGCTGGCTGTGAAGGGAATCCTTTAGGCGCTTCTTGCGCTTGCGGGTAGTCGGTTTACTATTAGTAACCTTCTCAACGACAAGGCGAGCGCGTAAGCGCCCGCTCTTAGTTGGTGTGTGGATAACTCTACGTCTTAGTAAAGCCATTAGTCCTCCCAGTCTCTGAATCGACCTGAAAGCACCTCCTCTTGGAAGTTGTGACCATCCTCTAGTGACTTCAGGAGTTTAGGCTCGAACGACTTCTTAGTAACAAGGTCCACTATGTACGTGTTGTCTGTGGCGGTCTCCCCATCACGAGCTACACGACCCTCTGCTTGTTCCCGGGTAACTGGGTCTTCTGGAGACTCATAGAACACGCAGTAGCGTGCCATCTCGAACTGAAGACCCGCATCCCCGGAAGCCAAGTTGATTACCATGAACTGCACATCGTCCTTGTTTCGGAAATCATCGTAAGCCTTGATTGGGTTTTTACACCCGGACCAGATCCACGAGAACTTCTTCTTCTCCTTCTTTAGTAACTGCGTAATACGCTTAGCAGAACTCGTGTAGGCGTAGAAGATCACGACCTTCTCTTCCGTGTCGTCTAAGAACGACTGCACCCAGTCTAGCTTAGCATCCGACTTCAGGTACTTGCCCTCTACTTTGCGGTCCTCGTTCTTCCACTCGACGTACCCAGCCAGTGCTTGGCGAGATCGGATGTACGCAGCCTCAAGCTCTGCCTTAGCCTCACCACCGCAGTCTACCAAGCCCTTGCGTGCATCTCGGTAAAGCTGTAGCTGCTCCTTAGACATGTCCAGCTCTTCACGGCGATAAACCACAGGCGGCAGTTCCTTAACCTCGTGGTTTTCGTATCGTATTGACCTGTGTTGCATTAGGCGGTGTAGGTCTGGTTTCATGTTGTCGTCGAACACGTGCTCGAAGAACCCGGACCACACGTTACGGCGTTTAGTAAAGAACACCTCTCTGAATGACGTTAGTGTGGACCCGAAGGTCTCCCCGTGGTCAATCAGGTTGAAGATAGCCCACAGGCGCTCGACCTTACGGCTGAACGGTGTGGCTGTCATACCATAGCGGTATCGAGCTGTTTTAGTAAGACGTTTAAGAAGTCTGTACACCAAGGACTCGTGGTTCCCTGCTTTGTGTATCTCATCACAAGCGACAAAGTTGATGCGCTTCTGTACCTCACGACACATACGGTCGTTTGGCTTGCGCTGGTTCTTCTTCTTGCCCTTAACTTGCTGCAAGTCAGCCATCAAGAACTGAAGGTCTGAATAGCACGCTATGTACAGGTCCGCTTCGGAAAACAGCGTGCGACGCTTCTCGTCCGTAGAGCCAAGGATCGGCAGTGCGTGTAGATTAGGAGCGTGTATGCCTACCTGATCCACCCACGTCTTGATGTTGGCTACACGCGGAACGAGGATAAGCCCGCGAAGGTCCTCATCCTCACGAGCTCGATAGTTGAATATGTCTAGGATCAGCTTGGTCTTTCCAGAAGACATCGGCATAAAGAACAGGAAGGAATCTTTGCAGATCCCTATCCAGTATCCCACTAATTGACACATGTACGGGCGGAACTCAAACTCCGGGCGTACTGGCAAATTTACTAATTCGTCGTAAATCGGAGTATCGTCCTCTAACTCCTTCAGCCAGCGCCAGTCGTCAAGCTCCCTGTTTAAGAAATCCTGAACCTTCCCCATTACCTGCTCCCTTATTGTTGCCTTTCCAGACTTCGCCAGTTTCCGGGTCGAACCACGTTCCATACTCGTCGATCTGGAATCCCTTCGGAGGCTCGACTGCGGCTCTTTCACGAGTTGGGTTCTCATTCGCTTCTTCTGCATCTGGCACCACAAGTCCTGTGTAGTCACCCCCGCGATACGCACTCGTCAAACAGAACTGCCCGGTAGCGTAGTTCTGGCTGATTACGATCTGGTACTTGTCCTTACCGTTACGGTTAAGGGGTACGTATAGTCGCGCTAAGTTAAGCTCACGCTCAACAGGGGACTGGTTGTAAGTTATGAGGTAATCCGCGTGCTGTGTTACGGAAAAATCCTCGCCCGCATTCGTTTCGTCAATCACGTCGTCGATACCCTGCTCACGAGCACCGTCACGGTTAGACTGGTGGAATGCAACCATTGCGATATTGTTAGTAACCGCGAAGCCACGAAGGTCCTGATAAAGCTGGTTCATAGCTTGGCGCTTGTTGTTGATGTCTAGTTTCATGATCCCCGGGTAATCGAGGATGATCTGATCTGGATGCCAACCCTCGACCTTATCTAACCAGTCTACCAAAGCCCGCAGTTTACGCATAGTAAAGGCACCTGTCGGGAACTGAGCCATTACGAACGGGCGCTCTGTAGAATGCTTCTCAAACCATTCTTGTGTTGCTCGGGCTGCGTGCTTCTCATCTGCGAAAGTATCTAAGATGGATTCGCACTGATAGCGTGGCTCGTTTTGCAGATTACTAATGAACCCGAACTCGTCACGCTCGATCACTGTACTCGACACCTCTTGAGGCTCACCTAGGCAGCGACCCCACAAATTCTGCACGAAACGCTCACCAAACTTAACGTGAGCCATTTCAAGAGTAATTAGTAAAGTCTTCCACTTCTTGCGTCGGTTCTGCACGCCCGCACGTAGGCATTGCACACCAAACCATGACTTACCACGCTTAGGCGGTGCCAGCATTACTAAAAGCTCTTTCTTGGTAGGTCGAACGTTGTTCTCGTCCAGCTCCTTGATGCCGATCTCAAGACTCTCACCGACTTCACGATGGAAGATCCCTTGGTACACCTGCTCCATATCGGAAGCCCAGATGTAGTTAAAGTCTTCCTCCTGCTTTGTGGATGCCAGCTTGTTGAGGATCGCCTCAGTTTCCTTCAGTTTGTTGTCTTCAAGATTCTCTACCAGCTTAGGAATGTTACCGCGAAGCTCTTGCACCCACAGGAAGTCACGCAATCCCTTCAGCACGTACTCTGCGTTTACCTCTTCGGCGTTCTCCATCAGACCTTCGATCAGGTCGCGGTAGCCGTTAGCACGAGCACGCTGTTTGCGGTCATTAAGCTCGTCTGCGAACTCGTTGGTGATATGGGAGCCTACAGGCTTGCCGTACTCATCAAAGTAGTCCTTAGCACGAGAGAACACTTCACGCAGCTTGTCGTTAGGCAAGTGGCGTAGTGTTACACTTGCGAACAGCTGCGGTGCTGCCTTCTCACTAAAACACGCGAGTGTAACGATGTCCTGAGCATCTGGAATGCTCATCATGTTTTTGTTTGTAGCCATTATTTAACCTTAGTAAAAGACTCGACCCATGCCGGAGGCATTTTAATACCATACGATAGACAGAATTTAGTAAGGTCTTTTCTACTCATGCAGGTAAGCTCTAGTCGGATGTCTCCCGAGTACTTGCTGATCTTATGGTGCGGTAGCTGCATTACTGTGAAGTTGTACCCAGCGTCTGGGTAGATGCTGAGCAGCTGTGGTATCGACACCGTACGCTTGAGTATAAGGTCTGTGGCTCGCTTCGGACCGTAACCTACGATACCCTTGCCCATGCCGTTGTGCCCACCTGTGATAGCATCTTGAGCCAGCCACTCCATACCAGCCGTAAACCCAGTAGCTTCCTTGAAGTCGTCGTAGGTAAACAGCCCGTCCTTCTGGTTCTTCCAGAATGCCAGCTTGGTATCACCCTCGCGGAATAGCTGGTAAGGGTCGGTGTCGCTGGTCTGCACTATGATCTTATCAAAGCGGTGGTAGTAGCGATGTACCGCGTAGGCAATCAAGTCGTCCGCCTCAAGTCCTTCGAACTCCCACTTCGTGAAGAAGGCTGTTAGCTCGTTAACGGCATCCTCGGTTTGGGCTAGGCGGTCCTCTGTCTCCGGCGACTTCTCACGACCAGCCTTGTAGTCCACACTAAGACCTTCCTCACGGAAGTACGGTTTGCGATCACAGCAAAAAACCACGTGTGTAGCTTCGTTCTCGCGGATGGCTGTGTTTACTTGAGCCATAAAGCCATAAATCCCACCAGTGAACTTGTCGTCCTTAGTAAGATGTTTATGGATGTGCATTGCCTTGTACATGATGTTCGACACATCGACTAGCAGAAGCACTTTCTGTTTTTTAGTAAGAAAGCTCACGTTGTAAGTCCTCCGTAATCTGCGCGTGATGACGGCAGATTACTTTTAGTAAATTAGGAAGCGTTAGGGGAGAGTCGATGGCTACCAATCTCCCCACAGCCGTTGCGCAGTACTTTAGTAAGAATCTCTCTCGATGTTCGGATTCCACGTTCTCAGCCGCTGAATTTAGCTTTTCCACCGCTGAAACCAGATGTTTGCCTGAAGGACCATCTTTAAGCGCCTCAAAATGCAAATCTCCGGCTGCTGACAGCTTCTTTAGCGATGCCCGAAGGCATTCGTATATCTTCCGGTCTGAAAACCGTTCTGGGGCGTTCTGCGAAGAAAGCCCCAACCAGAACAGGAATTGGTTTTTCTCCTGTATGGAAAGATTCTTGTATTCCCGTCGAAGTTTATCGACCCTTTGCACGATAGTCGTCCTCCTCGAACCGGATTACTAAACCGCCTTGAGACAAGAATCGACTCGCTGCCGTTGAGTCGTATTCACGTAACTCTTCCTCAGTGCGGTTAGTAATAATGCACGTTGGCAAGTTGTTGTCGTAGCGGTAGGTAGCCAATCGGTTTAGGAAGTTCAAGCACATCGGGTTTACCTTAGTCGCCGCGTACTCGTCCAAGATTAGTAAACCTTTAAGCTCTACCAGTTGTTGGAACTCAGACTCAGCCACTCGGAAAGCATTGCCATCGTCCCAGTTGTTCATCTTGCTGTCGAAAGCGTGCATTAAGTCCTGCATGGTTCGCTCGATGTTCACGAACTTGAACGGAGGCACGTTGTCCCCAAACAGCTCGTAGTACAACTCGTCGTCCTCCGATAACTCCTCGAAGTACGATCTAGTTTCCGCAATGGTACAAGTGCGGATTCCCAGCTTGATGCCCAAGGCACTAGCTAGGTGCGTCTTGCCCACGCCGTTACCGCCGATGAGTACCAAGTTAGTACCGGACTCAAACATCTCGGTAAAGTTCTCTGCGTAAGCCTCCACCATTTCCTTCTTGGCTTTGAGGCTTCCCGTAGCCTCGAACGACGCGAACGTACTACGGCGGTGTACGGCAGGTATGCCGCGAGTACGCATCTTGTTCACCCGGGGGTGGAACTTGGGACGGATGTATTGACTAACGTCGTCCCCTGCCTCCGCTAGCTGCTTGAGGATGGCACGGTACTCACCACGTCGTTGTGGGAGCTGCCCGATACTGATCCTGTCTGCAATCGTTCTTAGTTTGTTTAAGCTAGTCATTTTACTAAGACTCCTTATCCATTAGTTTTTGTAAGTGCGCTGGAACTCGGATCTCACTCTCTCGATGGCGATCACTCAAGTTGCCGTTAAGACGCTGTGGTCTGCGTGACCCAACACGCCCAGTATTCTTACCCAAGTGCTTGTCTATTTTCCAGCGGTCTGCTTCGCTGTAACGCGCCAGCCAGTTCTTGATGGTAGCCACCACGGAACGCTTCGTCTTAATCTTCAAGCCTAAGCTTGCATTATTTATTTCCAGCCAAGCGTCTAGCTCACCCCGGGTAAGAGCAATCTTCTGTCTTTCCACGAAATCATAGAGTAGTTCGAAGTTCGCTTTAGTAAGAGTGTGCTCTTCACCTCCCACGTTCTCTAGAGTAAACACATGTTTAGTAAGTTCCACACTCTTCGTACGAGGCTTTCTTTCTTTTGGTTTACTAACGTTAAAGCCCTCCTGCTTACGCCGAGGTCTCCGCACCCGCTTAGAGGGGATAGAATCTTCGTTAGAAGATTCTTTATTAGTAGATAATCCATGTAAGTTATTATCCTTATATGTAGTATCTATTTGCCCACTGTGTGGAGAGTCCACCCTATGGGTATTTAGATTCTGGACATTTGGTCCAGTATCTAAATTATGGATACTGGGTCTTCCAGCCTTCCTAACTACCGTGTCTCCGGTTGGTGAGCAGCACTTTCCCAGCACCATCGCATACTTTACTTTTAGAAAGTCGATTGAGAATGCCGGGTGTGGGGACAATATGCTTCGATGAAACGCAACCTTTCCGCACTTGGTACACCGGATCGGCTCTTTTACTAAGAGACCCACTTCCTTTAGTACTTTTAAAGCCGCTGCCAGTCCTCCAGAACTAAACCCCAGCTGGCTCATAATCACCTCATTGACGATCTGCCAGTCTTCAGGCTTAGCTTGAAGCCACGCAAACACTGTTAGCGCCGCTCTGCCACTAACGCCCATATTGGATAGGTCTTCGATAACATCCACAGGAACCTGAGCGAACTGAATCTTACATAAGGCGTGTGGTACTGTGTCTGGGTCTAACGCGGTACTCAGACGCACCACTTTATCTTCAGACATGCCTACTCCTTAGTAACTGCAAACCAGTTGGCACTATCCATCGAATCATACGATAGTTTCTTAGTGGTAAGCTTCCCTGCTTTTACTAAGAGTGGGATAGACCTCTGAACAGTACGCCCACTCATACCCAGCTCTTCCGCAATCTCTTGCGCAGGTACGCGGACCCAGATTAGATCGTCCTCCATCTTACGCTCTTTGCTAGTAGAATAATCTAAGCGGGCTTGGATATACGCAAGCACGAGGGCTTCACGTGTTGATAGGTCCTGCATTACCTTACGGCTTACTGTCAGGTCCGTCGGTACTCTTGACATGGCATTGTCTCCTGTTGTTTTACAGTACGGAGGGCATCATGACATATTGACGCCCTCCTGTCAACCACTATGGCGAGTCAGTCGCTAACTGTGTCCTGTAGGGTGTGGTAGTCGAGTATGCAGCTTGCAGCCGTCCCCACATTCTCGGTAGCCACTTTTAGTAAAACCCAAGGGTCGTTACTCTCCACTGTCTTCATTGGTGGGCAGCGTTTTAGTAATTCCGGCGGGATGTCCTTCTTGGGTGGCTCTGTTGGCTGCACGTACTGCGTCGTTGTACAAGCCGACATACTCATTACTAAAAACAAACTGCTCAGGGTCAGTTTTACTAATCTCACACACTGGCGTTTTAGTAAGCCACTTGGTCTCAATGACGGTTTGTATCTTAACATTACTCTTCTCCAATTCGAGTTCTTTGCGGTGTTTTTCGTTTAAGCGGGCTATCTGGTCCCGGTAGTAGGAAAGCTCTTCCTCTCTAGCCTTGTTTGTGGCGTCCAGAATCGCCGTGGTAGCCTTTTGTCGCTCATAGGTGGAACCTAGGTCATATCCAATCGAATACGCCCTGTAAATCGCTCCCAGCGCGACGGACAAAATAATTAGTAATTTGTATCGGTTCCAGAATGCAGACACACCTTTTAGTAATGTGCCTCCGTATCTTAGTAATGTACCAAACATTTTAGTAATCTCACATTAGTAAAAATAAAGGGAGCCGAAGCTCCCTGTTATAGTTTTAGTAAATTACACAACTTCGATGCTCGTCTAGTTGTTTCTTCCAGCGGAAGATACGTTCGACGTACTGGATGGTCTCCTTGCTGTTCTCTCCCGTGACTCCCGGGAGTGCTTCGCTAATCGACTTCCAATCTGCCCGACCCCCGGACAGGCGCTGTGCTTTTAGTATGTTGCCCAGTCCTGCGTTGTATCCTGCAAAGGCTAAGCTGATTCTATCTTCGAAAGTCCGCTTTGCTCGCCACTGGCTCCACTGGTAATTCAGGTAGTAAGCGCCAGCTTCGATTGAGAGCTCAGGGTCGTAGGGTGACGCTCGTGCGTTAAAACGGAGTTTCTTACTAATGTCTAACCAAGTACCGGGCATGACCTGTGCTATTCCCATAGCCCCCACATGACTCTTGGCATCCGGCTTCAGCAAACTCTCTTGGTAGTACTGTGCTTTCAGCCAGTGCCAGCATTGCGTCTGTGGTACGTAGTTCTCCCATGCCTTGTAGATTAGATGATCGTACTCGGTGTTCTTAACCAAAGACGCAGCCGAAGAGAACGGCAGCACCAATGAAACGAGCACCGAGATAAATAGCCATAGCCTGACCATCCCATCCCCCCATCGCTTTCTTGAAGTCGATGCCTACCACCTTGTCCAAGTAGTAGACTGTTAGACGTAAAGCTGCCAGCGCGACTACCGCCTTAGCTGTCTTTACTAAGATTAAACCAAACGTTGATGGGTCCGCCATAAGCATTACCACCGCTAACGCTATCACAATGGATAGCGCGAGCATTAGCATCTCGCGCATCTTCATCGTTATTGCTCCTTTGCCTTGTCCGCTAATGCAGACATTACTTTCTGGTCCAAGAACTGCTGCGCACCTTCGATGCGGTCAACACGGTTCATGGTGTTATTCAGGTCTGTCCGCAGTACACGGAGGTCCCCATTTTGCGTCGCCAAGCCACCTTGGATGATCCTGACATCGGATGTGAGTTGTTTAAGTAAATCGTTCTGACTCTGCGAGACGACCGCCTGAGCCCTCATTGCTGCGTTATTGTCGCTGAGTTGAAACCCAGCCCAAGTAATCGCCCCCGCTACCAGTAGGACGAGTACCGCAGCTATGTGCTTGTTTGTATCATTTGGCACATTGCCATCCCCCTTACTAGAAGGTCCTTTCGGACACATTTCAACCACGTTCGGATCATCACGACCCTTACTATTAACAGCGGCGTTCATACTATCACCTCAATTAGTTACAGAAAAGCTCACATACTAATACTTGAGCACTAGGTTACGCTGGAACAAGTCTTGCCAGCATGTTTACATCCGTAACAGTAGACTTGTTGCTCATCTTGATCCGGTACGCACCTTCTTGGAGCGAACTGACCCGCCAGATACTACCAACCTGCTTAGTACTGTTGTACACGCGACTATTGTTTCGGAATACTTCAACTTGGATCATCTCACCCTGCATGTTCGTCTTGCGAACCTCGATGGTGAGGGCGTTGTTACGCGCACGGTCCGCCGATAGGTCGAACTTGTATTCTGCGTACGAGTCCTTGTACTGGAGGTGGATGTCGTTAACACGGTCGCCTAGCTTGTATGCCTGACCACCTTCCGGGGTAACTGTGTCGGTCTCCGGCGGGTTCCATGTTACTAGGTGGTTCCATTTAGTAAACGATGTCAGCGTAGACTTTCCGTAAGCGCGACGTGATTGTAGCTCTACGCGCACCTGCTTGTCTGCACGGCTCAGTTTGTACAAGTGGTCCTTCTGGTTAATCTCTTCGAGTGTCCCAGTAATACCCTTCTTGTCAATCAGCGCCGTACCACTCACCGCGCCCTTGATAGCCAGCTCGTAGGTTACGCCCGCCTCTGAAGCAATACTACCGTCTGCTTGAGACATAGGGACCTTATCAGACTGCATTAGACGGTTGCGGTGTACCCACTCCACCTTCAGGCGTTCCCCAGAGGACGTAGCCAGATACGATCCGTTGATGCGTAGTCGTGCTGGAGGGTACGGTCTGTGCGCTCGGTTACTCAGGGTTATCGACGCGCTTGGAGCCCTGTTAAGAGCTAGTGTGCCCGAAGGAGTCTTAGTAAGAAGCTTAACCGTCGCTGTCTGCCCCACTAGATACTTAGTAGTGTCAAACGAGGTTCCTACGTCACGACATACCCACACCTCAGTATCAATAGCGTGGGCAGCTGGAACGGTGTCATTGATACCACGGAGCACGGTCATCTCGCCTGTAAGCTGATTGAACGCTTTAAGCCAACACCATTCCGCGCCGATTAGCACTGGAACATTGGTAGGCACGATGCTCTTGTCCTGTAGATTCTTGACGAGGACTTTTGTCTCCGCTGGGGTATTTATAGGTAGGGCTGCTGTAAGCTGCCCACGGTTAGTAAACTGACCGTCTGACTTATCTTCGAAAGTACCGCTACTGCCCCCAGTCGTGGAATAGATGTCGTAACCGAAACCAACGTCGCTAACTGCCAGAGTACGCACAAAGCCGAAGTTGTCACCCAGTGTGTCCCAGTCGATAGGCGAGTCGCCTACGAAAGAAACGACTTCCCAGTAGGTGGCTTCAGTGAGCTTCTGGTAGTCCACAGGCTCCGGCGCTTTGTCTGGACTCGTCCAGCTGGAATCGCTGTCGTCTGTCACCAGCGGGTCTACAGTCTTGAAGGTGTCCTCAACTACCGTAAGGCGTACCTTCTCATCCAGCTCCGACCCGTACGCCTTCTCTATCACGCGCATTACTAACTTATCCAACTCGCGCTCAGGCAGGTCAACGATTACTACATCGCCTATCGAGTATTTGGACGCTTTTCGGTTACAGATCAGCACGCCATTTACTAAACGTCGGGACAACTGGTTGAGCTCTCGTGAAGCAATTCGGTTAGCCAACCACTTATTGTTAATTCCCGGGAATTTGAGCTCTGCGGCTACGTCTCTCCCCTGAATGTCACGCGCTGCAACGTTATGAACAGTCACAGGCTTGTGCTTTCCTTCAGCTGCGTCCACGTAACTAACAGTGACTTGAGTGGTTATATTGCCCCACTGTGGGTAGTCAAACTTCTCAATGTCGTGAATTATGCTGCCATCGAGCGTGTCCAAATCCTCGACCTTGTAATCGCCACGGAAAAGCTTCAGCTTCAGCTTGCCGCTTGTCTGGTCCACAAATAAAGCGCCGTCTATGTGCCGTAGGATCTCCTGTATGAAGTCGTCTACCCCGGCGTTGTTATCCCATGAAATTCCCAGACCCAGCTTCTCGGTGTACATAATCTGGGCAGCTGAAGCGAACGAGCCTACATCTATATCATCCTGGTAGTTAAGACCAAGACCCCAACGGTCACTGCGAGATACTAAGCAAGCGTAGATGATATGTGCTGGGTTCATGTTCTCCACACCATCAGAGATAGCGATCTTAACATGTGTTCTGCTTAGCCCCGGAGTGTCTGGGAAAGACCGGACGCGAAACGACCACGGCTTGATGTACGGGTTGTTTGCCGAGAAGTACATCTTCGGCATTACCGCAGACACAACTCCACGGTACGCAATGCCACTCTCGAACAGCCCGTCGATGACGGAGCTAACGTACTGGTCGTCGTCTCCGAAGAAGAATTTAGTAAAACCTACTACACCACCCTCGCGCTTATCGCCGCCAAAAGTGTTCCACTTGTCCATTAGTTTTAGATTGTTACTACGAGTGATCACCTCACTCGATACTACTTTATCGCCTACGCGGATTCGGTCTATCGACTCGATACCACGATGGCAGAGTACAAGGTGCATCGATCCGTAGTACTTATAGCCCGTTACCTGACTCTTACTACCCTTTCCGCCGCCCATTTAAAATCTCCACTAAGCATCGGTTTACCTGACCATCCTCCAGTGCTTGCAACTCTGAAAACATGATCCCGTTGTTAAGAAAATCCCACCAGTCAAGGTCGTAGTGGGAGCACTTGTCACGCATACCGCTATGACAGTTGAATTGTTTTACAGACTCCTGATCGAAATCGGAGAGGAAGATCCTGAAATCCTCCTCCCCCGGCAGGAGCTCTACGCGGTCTGCCATTACTTACCACCTTTCGTCCTAATCTCGTCCGTGCCAGTTTTACCGTACCAGACTATGTTTGGCTTCTGTAGCCACGTGGTTCCGAAAGCCACCGGGATTAGCTCGTTCTCGGAAGCTGTCGGAGCGTTAATGTCATCAGTCTGTGGTGAATCCGGTTTTGGTGGTTTGGGCGCTAGAGCTACAGCGACTATGAGCGCCACCACTAGCACAACTAGATACCACAGTGCTTGTATTGCCATAAAACCCCCTTTTACTAAACTTAAACAATCCCGTCTTGGAACGGGTTCTTTACCGGGACCGCTAGGTAGCCGCCGTAATTTGGCAGGTTACTAAACTTAGTTTGGCACGTAGCCTTAGTCCGGTCGCACCCTGCTTGTAGGGTAACTGTATCCCCTACGGACAGACCCCGAGGAACGGCGTCTAGCGTAACACCCGTAGTGTTGGAGGTCATAATGTAACGCCTATGACTCTCACTGGCAAAATGTAGTTGACCACCATCCCACCATTTTGTCGCAGACCACCCGGTCAGGCTGACATGGCTCCCGGAGATTGCTGAAACCACGAACTCCTTAGTCTTATCGGGTGTCACCTTGGCTCTACAGCTCGGTCCGTACAGCGCGTGTGGGCAGTGGTAGTTGTATCGGGCTCTAAGCCCGCCAGTCGCAAGCGCGGTAAGCATGTGTGAGCACTCAAGGGCTAGCACTTGAGCTTCCTCCCTACCCACCAACGACACGTTACCTCTCCAGTAGTAGACCCACTGCTTAGCAGTGTCGTTACGATGTGTTCGCAGTATATTCACCTTACACACTGAATCTACGGGGTTGACCCGCAGGGCTTTCCCAAGGTCCGTGTGTGCGTCCAGCTCTATCTTGACGGAAGCACGCTTGTCCTCGGTAGTCTCCTTGATCGTTCCGTGCTTAATGTGGACTGGTGGAATATCGAAAGACCCCGTGGGGTCTTTTATAGCCGTATCAGCTGAAGTGTACCAGTAGTCTTTACCGCCGTAGTTGAAGTGGTAGACCGTTACTGGTCTACCATCATACAAGCTACCCTCTTTACCGTTGTAGCTCATTATTTACTAACCTCCAATATCTTGAGTGAACTTCTAGCGTACGTTAGGTCCTCCCAGTCTATCACAACCTCATCGGAAGCAAGTCGTACTGGAATAAGTAGGCAGATCATCTCCACCGCCGAAGGGTCTATCTCGTACGGGAGGTTCCTGTCCAACGTCAGGATCTCAAATTTAGAGTCTCCCGGAGAAGACTCACCCTTAGTAGCTTTAGTAACAGAGAAGTACTGCCAAGACATATCGCTCTTTCGCTGCACTGCAATCCATTTCCGCGTAGCAACCCCGGCGTAGTACTCCGCATACCCCACGTCCTTTATTTTTAGGTCCTTACCCGTGGTCAGCGACGTTCCAAAAGGAAGAATCTCCTTGCGCCCCGTGCGATACCAGAATGGCTTTTGCTGCCCACCAAGTAGGTTAAGCCATTTCTTGAAGTTGAGCACATCTTCCTGACCATACAGAACAACATCCCAGTCCTTAGTAACACTTGGGTACTTGAACTTGGCTACATTTGTCGGCGGTTTAAACCCTAGTTTGAGCTCGTGGGTGTCGTGGTGGATGTCCGTCGGGGCGTTTTTACTAAAAGTAAAAAGCGTGTCCGTAAGGATCGCCAGTCCCTCGTAAGTCGGGTATGGTTGTCTTGTCCCTATGTCTAGCGTATCTACCATAGTGTACTGCACTGTGCTTGCCACAGCTGATACACGGTACTTTCCGTACGAGCTCTTATCCACGTTACCGTAGTACAGCGGTATTACTAGAGGAGATTCCCACGCCCTGAGTGTAGCTGCCTTGAACGACATCGTGCCGCTACCCACAGACGCTAGCTCTACAGTCTCGTAAGAGTCCATGCCCGCCCACAGAACAACACGCTGACCCTGCGCGAAGTTACTAAGGTTGGTCGGGATGTTGATAGACTTAGCGCCCGCAGGGATAGTCCCATTATGCCTAACGCTCTCATGCCATAGCGGGACAGCCAGAGCGCCCGAACCTAAGCCGAACATCATAGCCTCATACGCCGTGGAGTCCTCAATACGCAACAATGCCTTGTAGGTGACAGAGTACTCAGGTCGCTCACGCAGTCTGAGGCGTTGCTCGTCCGTGTTGATCGTCTTAATCACCTGCGTCTTCCACGACAACTTCTCCTGCACGCGCTTCTGTGGGGGCGCATCGTAGATGATAACCCTCGTGCCCGTAATACTAAGAGTTTTCAGTGCGTCCGGTATGCTCGGGAACTCCCATTTATACTTAGCATCAAGAACGCCTACCACTCCCATAGTAACGCTGACCGTATAGTCTTGGAAGCCACCATACGGATACAGCTTGACGTTGCTGGTAGTGCCTGAGATCTCCAGACCAGTTGTTCCGGTGGCGGTTACACTCGGTGCTGTAAGGGTGGTCTCGTACGAGGACCACACCTTAATTGAGTGCGTACTAGCCGTTAGGATCGCCCCGAGGTCAATCTCCTGTGGCTGTATGAACAGGGTGTTCTTGAAGTCCTCCCAGAATCCCAAGTGGGAGTAAGCCTTCCTGCCTGTAGGCGGCTGCTCACGAGCCCTAACTGATCCCGGAGAAGCGTACGTTAAGTTCCGACCCCCGTCATACAGTGGCTGCGGTGTAGGGATCGGTGGGTCTGGTATCAACTGGGACCATAGCGCCCCAGTTAGTAAGTATCCGTCTGCCATCAGTCCTCTCTCAGCGCGAAGCCCATGTGCGCGTTGTTGTCCGCTCGGTACTCCGTGGTACTGCACACCAGCCATTTCTTGGAGTTTAGTGTGAAGGAGCCTCCCGTGTTGTAGTAAGTCATGGGGACGGCTCTCATACTGTCTAGCTCACCGTAGAGCTCTCCCCCTGACCGGATGTACATCGGCATCATCACGGTGGTCATACTATCTGGGAATTTCATCTTACTAAGAATCCCCATGTACCTGCCCTCTGAGTTAGCATCCCCCGCCTTACCGTAGAATCCATTCTCCGACGATCTACTGTTAGCCCAGCTCTTGTTACCAGCGGTGTCGTACTTTAAGATCTTGGTGTTGGTCTCGGGAGCTCCGCCGTTGTAGGACCTGTACGGAGTGCCTAGTGCTGTTGAGTAGTACCAGCGACCAACTATTTTACTCTGCGGTCCTGAGCACAGGATGAAGTCTTTACTTCCGAACTCCCCGGTAGTCTTACCCAGAGCATACACGATCATCGTATTGTTGAAGTCACTGCTTGCGTAGGCAGCGTCTCTTCCGATTATACGCAGTATAACCGCCCGCTTGGTAATGAAGAGCTGCAACGTAGTATCACCGTTGATCCAGATGTTATGGTTAGTCTGTCTGTTGTAGTTGCCGTTATTCAGGGGAGTCGCGTTCCCCGAGCTGTTGATGTGGGATGTTCCAGACACACCCTCACCCACGGAGATAGACGTGTAGTAGGACCGCTGCGACCCTTGCTTACCTACCGAGCAGTAGCCGCTCCAACGCTGACCGGAGGCTGTGGTAGGTCCTTCGAACACTACGGAGGAAGCTGTCGCTGTTACGTTGGCGTAGCCGTTAAGTTCTAACTTCTCCTTTACGGCTGCGAACAATTTCTCGGGTGTCTCCACCCCAGTTAATGAGTAAAAAGGCATTATACTAACCTCACTGCGTAGAAATCCTGAACCCCCGACCGGAATATGTTGGGGATACATACGAAATTGCCTTGTTCGTTATTCAAAGTCTGTCCCGGCTGTAGTGTAGCGCCATTCACGTAGAATAGGTTCTCAGGCTCCCCCAGAACACGGTCCGATGCAAAATAGATATACTGTTGGACCGCCTTGTTTCCCGAGGAGTACCCATTTAGTAAAATAGGACCTCCTCCAGAATGCGGATACATCGTGTGTACGTTCGCCCAATTCCCGTCCTTATCGCGGATTGTTATCGTAGCCGTACCGTTTACCTTTTGCAGACCACCCACGTTAGCACTCGTGTCCGACCAGCGCAGGGTATTAACACTACTAGAGGCACCGCTGGCTAGCGGAGCAACCCAGTGCCCCTTAGAGGTGTATGGAGTGATCAGCCCGTTGTATGAAACATGGTAGGTAGTACTTACGTTAGCCACCACGACGATACTTCGCTTAGTAACTACAAACCAGTATGGAATATTGTTATTCCATAGTAGTAAGCAGCGGCGCGGAGATTGCCCAGCCTGAGACCAGAAGTCACCGCCTGTGTACACCTGCGATGTCCATAAGTCCCAGTTGAAGTAGTCCGATGCTGTGTTGGTGACTGTACGGTAGCCGACATGGATGGAGTCATCCCCGCCCGGTCCTGTGGATTTTAATACTAGCTCGTGCTCGCCACTAGATGGGTTGGAGTACTTAACAGACTCCCACCCATTGGCTGTAGCAAACGTTCGGAGCTTAGCCATCAGGTCTTTGTAGCCCGAGGCTGTTCCCGTTTGAAATGCCATTTTTTATCCTTTAACCTCGTCTATTGCTCTTACTAATTTATTAACTGCTTTAGGGTTTTGTGCCATAAGCTCTGCCGCTTCCTCGGCACTCTGTACAAAGTACACGTTGACCTCGGGAGAAGCGGAACCACTAGCCTGAACGCCTAGCTTACCGTCTGATCCTCGTGATAGAGGCATGATTGCCTCGGGACCTGCTTCGCCCATCATACCAAGACCGCCAGCCATTGCGAAGTTCGTTGGTCGGGACACCACGCTATTCGTGAACGCAGCTCCGTTAGCGAACATCTCCACACCCTTACTAAAGATACCGCCCTTAGCGTACATCTTAGCGCCAGCGGCTTGAGCCTGACCCATACCCTGCTGGAGGGTAGCCGTGGATTGCGCGAAGTTGGCGGCAGCGCCAGCCCCCGTCATTGCCTGACCAGCAACGTCGGCACCAGCCATAGCAGCCGAGAAGCCCGGGATAACGTTCAACGCTGCCAGAACAGCACGCATGACAAGCATACGCATCATCATCTGGGCGATGGACATTGCCAGACTAGAAGCCAGCTCACGGAAGCTTAGTTTACCTGTCATTGCGAACTGCATTAACTGGTTAGTAAGTCCGTCGATTACTGTCCCGATACCCTTCTTCATCAGAGCGGCTACGTTGTCGTACTCCTTCTGCATCTCATTGGCTTTAGAGATCATGCCTTCGAATGCGTTCTCAGAGCTATCCATCATCTCCCAGTACGCAGCCGTGATCTTCTCACGAGTTACCTCGTTAACCATGTCCGCGTACTCTTGGTATCGCTCCCAGTTCTTGTCCACAGCATCTAAGGCACCGTCACGCCATGTGCCGATCACCTCTAGTGAACGCTCCCAAGTTGGGTTCATGCCGTTAAGGGTCTCACGCATACCGTTAAGCTTCTTAGTAAACTCAGCAATCTGGTCGGTACTGAATGCCGGACTATCGGTGATGATCTTGTCTTGCTTCTCGTACTCAGCCGTGACTTCCTGCTCAGCTGCGAGACGTGCAGTGGCGGCGTCTTCAGCACGTGCTTTAAACTCCTTGTAGAAATTACTAAGAGACACTTGCGCATCGCTCAGGTAGTCTTTACTAAGGTCGCTGCCAAAGGTGTCCATGAACTGGTCTTTTAGTACGCCTACCTGAGTAATCAAATCACCCACGTAGTCTTTACTAAATGTTTCCTTCAGAACGCCTTCCATGTCTCCGCGCATGTCGGTCAACGCGCCGTTAGACTGTGATCGAATCGCTTCGAAGGCAGCTGTAAAGTCTCCACCGGAGAACGCAGCTTTGAGCGCAGCCATAGTAGCATCACCCATGTTGCCTATGTCCTCGAACAGCGCCTCGAAGTTCTTAGCCACACTAACCGCCATCTGGTAAGCCAAGCGTGGAATGATTGTAAACACACCGATAGCTGTGTTCAGAACATTCTTGAAGCTTACTAAAAGTCGGTCCATCGTGATGCCAGTGCTCTTCGATACCTGATCGGCAATACCACCCACTGTCTGGAACAGCGATTTAGTAAGACCGACAGAGAAGTCGTAGAAAGCAGTCAGACCTTCCCATAGCGAAGACGCCCCACGCAGAGCAACCTCGAACACGGTGGCAGCAATCTTACGAGCCACTACAAACGCGCCGATCACCTTGTTGACAGCATCGTAGGCGATAGCCATTGCTTGGTCGATTATCGGTCCCATTTTACTAAACAGCTCGTCGGCAAGACCCTGCATCGAGTTCAGCGCGTTATTCACATCGTTCTCGATTAGGCTGTAAAGCCCTGAGAGCGATTCTGAAGCCATATCGAACCCAGCGGTAGCAAAGTCAGCCACAGTAGCGAAACTATCGCTCAGGGGCTGAATCTGGTCGCCCATTACGGTCAGATAACCGATGAGGGTGGCAGCGGCTACTGCAATCGCACCGAACGGGTTGGAAACCATCGCCAGCGTCAGACCTTTTACTAATCTGGTAACGGTTACTAAACCTTTTAGTAATGATGGTGCGTACATGACCGCAAGACCAGCGGCGGCACCTAAAGCAGCACCTGCAACTTGGTCTAAGTTTTGGCTCAACGTTACTAAAGCTTTCGCAATAGTAGATGAGATTCCTAACTTGCTGTCCAGCTGACCGATAGCACGCAATATCTGGTTGTTAAGAACCTCCATCGCTTTGCCGATGGTCAGGTTAACGTTCAGGAACTCCTCGTCGATTGCAGCACCCTGAGAGGCTAGCGCGTTCAGAACCTGCTCGGTAGTGATCAGACCCTGCTCACCCAAGCGCTTCAAGTTACCAACCGCTACACCCATGCCTGTAGCAATAGCCTCGGCAAGTCGTGGAGCCTGTTCGAGTACGGAGTTAAGTTCGTCACCACGCAGCGTGCCCGCAGCCATACCCTGACCAAGCTGTAGGATTGCAGCGTTAGCAGCCTGAGTACTCGCACCGGATAACGCGATGGCTTTGTTAACGGTCTCCGTGATTTGTAGTAAGTTGTCCTGCGAAATCTTGAGGCTCCGGGTAGAACGCTCAAAACGTGCGTATAGGTCAACGGTACTTGAGAAGGATGAATACGTTCTGTTTGCAATGCGGAAAAGCTGGTCCTCTGCACGAGCCAGCTCTTCGGTACTATGCGTTGCAATCTTCAGCTTTGCATCCAAGTTTTGGTATTCGTCGGCATACTGTTGTAGTGCTGTCAGACCGTACAAGCCCAAGAGGAGGTTCAGCCCTTTACGCATAGCCTCCAATGAGTTTGTGGTCCGCTTGGCACCAGCTCCGATGTCTTCGATAGATCGCTTGACCTCTCGCGCACCTTGCTGCCGGACTTTGATGATATAGCTTTCTCCAGCCATTAGCTTAATTTCACCCCTTTAGTGCTGTCAGCTCCGAAACGGATAGAGGATTCAATCCAACCCGGTGCTGCCTGTTTTGATGGTCGAATGGTGTTTAGTAAAACTACATAGTCAACAGTATTACTAATGTAAATCACCGGGTCTAATCCAGACAGTGGAGAATTAGTAATTTCGCTTATAGCTTTAGTAAGTTGTTTCTTTACGAATGCGTGGGCTGTTTTACTAATCTCACCCGACTTCACCTTCTCAGGGTCAGGGGGCTGTTGGACTATTAACTTAGGGCGATTGACACCAACCTGCCAGTTACCTGCGGATCTGCCCGTCTTCTTAGGGTTTCGCTGCATTAACTCGCGGGTGATGGTCAAGGCAACTTCACGCTGCCTTGTTTCGGTATTAGCTTGGAGGGTAAAAGCGAAATGCTTTAGGTCTTTAGGAATTTCCGAGAAATCCGCCATGCTGTCCCCCTTGTTCTTGCTGTTGAGTTTCTTCCTGCTCGTGTTGCTCAGCTAGGTGTTCTAGGTAGACCATTTCCATTTCTCGAAACAGCTCGCAGAACTCTTGAAACTCTCCTAGCTCTCTAATCCCATACTTAGCGGCGAACCGTTCAAGGACTTCCCAAGGGACAAAATCGTTTTTAGCGGTAACACGTCTGAAACGGTACATATCCCAGAACATGTTATAAGTCGGTACTAACGGGTCGAGTAGTTTAGGCGCTTCTGAAGCAAAAGCCGGAATCTCGTCTCCGGCTTCGATTGCAGCTTCGATGATGAAATCAAAATCCTCGTCGCCATATTCCAGCTCATGCTTTAGAAACTCTATTAGTTTCCCTTCGCTACTTCCAGATCCGGTTTGAAGTTCGACATATCCATAGCGAATGCTTTGATGTCGTCAAATAGGTGCGGAAGCTCACGCAGTAGGTTTACTAAGTTCTCTTCGTTGTACTCGACAACTTCACCGCTTTCAGTCGGGATGCCCGATACCCACTTAGGCTCTTTATCACCGTCTTTGGACTCATCCACTTGGAAGCCTTTGATGATAGTCTGCGTGTACAGCTTCTCATCGATCTCTTTCGTAACTTCTTCCGGTAGGTTGCCCGACTTGATCAGTTTAAGGTAAGGCTTGCCCAGTTTCATAAGTAGGCGGTTGTACGCCGTGTTTGCGCCGCCAGCGTGTGCTACTAGGATACGGAACGAGCCGTAGTTAATATACACACCATTCACTTCGTCGTTAGTTGAAGTGCGGAACATAGCGAAAGGAGAAGTCTTCTTACTCATTGTATTTTCCTTGTTTACTAATATTAAAAAAGCGCCCTTATGGACGCTTTGATCTTATTCTAGGTTTGCTCTTGGCGCAAGTGCCATGATTATTCCATGTAGCGGAACTTCTGTACGCCCAGTGTGTAGCCGTAATCTGGGTGTTTCAGAGCGGTGTAGCCCAAGTCTGCGGTGTTAGCCGCGTTCTTGCCCGATACCGCCGGAGAGCCGCTTGAGTACTTAACGCGAGGAGCATCCCATACGACGTGCTGACCGCTTCCGTCTACGAAGTCCAGCAGCAATGAAGTCTCGCTGTTGTTGATCACCTTCTCTACCATCGACTTGTTGCCGAAGTAGGTATTGATGGTGCCTGTTAGCTGGAACGTACCGCCACCGATGTTAACCGGAGACTCGTAGCCGATAGCGTCATCGTTACGTGGGTTGTTGTTAAGCGCCAGTGTCATGCCCGTAACGTAGTTAGGACCCGCGATCTTCTGCCCATTCTCTTGTAGCTCAGCTACGTTTGAAGAGGTGTTGATCACTGTGTCCGTAGACGCTGGCAAGATAGTCGCGCTTGCGATGCCTGACTCGTTGATGTCGCCCTTAGTACCCTGTGCGTTAACAGTGAAGGTTACGATCTGTTTAGAACGCATCTCCATGTTAAGAGTACCCACGCGCATCCCGTTAAACACTTGGTGTGTTACCGGGTTGTGGTCTAGGAACGATTGTAGGAACGTAAACGCTTTAGTAGCCACACCGTTAACGATGTCGTCTTCCGGTGTCCACACAGAGATCTTCTTGCCACTGCCGTTGTCAGCTGCCCAGCCTGTCGGTAAGCCAGTGAGCGTTAACTTCTTAGCCTCAACCTTAGTAACACGCACGCGACCGTTAACAGCGGCTGTGGCGAAGCGGTTAGCTGCGTCCTTCCCACCGATCTTGATCAGTGAGCCCGGACGAAGTTTAAACTTAGTAAAATCTAAGTTAGACGCCGACGACGCGATAAGCTCATTCGCACTGACAGACAAGTGCCCCTCACCGCCTTGGAATCCCACAAGGTGTACAGCTTCTTTTCCTGTCTTAGCAGTATCAGCCACAACACCAGTAGCGGTGATCTCAGTAGCCGTAGCCGCCGTAACAGGCTTCACGCCATTGTTGGCATTGTTGTTGAAGTTCTTCAGCAGTACTAGCGCACCTACCGGGATGATAGCGGTCTTGTTGGCAACGCCAACCTTACCAGCTGAGATAGAACCAACTTCAGCACCCACGTATTTAGGATGGCTCTGCCAGCTGTTACGCATAACGCCGATCATAACTTGGTGCTGTGCGTCGTAGCTGAACTCCATGCCGAACTCACCACCTACAGACTGACCTACTTTGATAAGGTCGGTAGTCTGCATAGTTGGGTCCAGCTCTTCAGACTCGATGGTTTCCGGTGTCACCGCTAGGGATGGCATGTTAGTAACACGCTGGCGAACTAACTTTGGATTGTTTGGTACTACTCCCGGCGTCGTCTCTTCTAAGAGAGCGAGGCGGACACGGTTAGTATCACTCATTAGTAAGTCTCCTACTTGATTTCTTGAAAGCGGAACGCGCAGTTCGCGTACGCTACGTTATAGTTTCCGTTTGATCCCGCTGGCGAGGCTTTACACTCCCAGAACCAAAGGTCTTTATCGAAGTGCTTGCCTTCGAAAATATCACGCACTGCCAGTGCGTAAATGTGAGCTGTCATGGCAGAGCTTCCAGCTGTGAAGGGTGTGTATACGTTCACGTGGAAAACACCGTCGCGGACAAAAGACCTGTTCCCCGCGTCGCCTAATGACTGGCTTGAGGTCGATTCTACACTGAAGCTCACCTCAAGGTAAGGCTTATTGGCTGCGCCCTTGTACGGGTAGCCCTCTTGAGCTATGTCGATGGTGATACCCGCAGCTTTTAGACCTGCGACTAACGCCTCCCCGATCACCTCTCTAGCTTTATCATCTCTCATCGTTTTACTACCATCTCGTAAATTATTGCGCCTTGACCATTAACAGTCAGCGGGGCGCATCCCATTATAGACCAATCGCTACCCTCTAGGTTTTTCATAACGTCGCCAGTATTAGGGTGAGTTGTTCTACCCTCCCCAGCGGCTAATATGTACCGGGTCTGCGACTCCACTAAAGTACCTTCCTTGAACATTGGCTCCGTCAGAGCCCCGGGAGCGGTGCTAGTGGGGAACACGCACGCCCACAGTTGAATCTTCTCTACTGAGGGTGTGCCACCCAACCAAGGCTTGTCTGCATTCGCTGTGAACGTGGTAAGTTCAAAGTCGAACTGTGCTCCCGCTTCCTTGATACTCTCTAGAGCGTCTAGTTGCTCCTGCGTATAATCAGACATTAATAAGACTCCTAGCGAAGAATACGACCATTGGTGTACGTGTAGTCGTTAAGCCAGCCAGTGACCTTCTTGTAGAGAGGTGTAGCTCGCAGTACCACAGTAGGGTTGGCGTATTCGTATGTTGTTGTGAGAGGACCAGTCTTCTTACTAACTTTAGTAACTAGACCACCCGGTTTTAGTAAGTTCTCTTGGTTCGGATAAAGAGGTGCTTTTGAAGCGTATCCAGCCAGTTCGATAGTCGCACGGACAACACCCTGCGGTGTCTCCAGAATAGATCTTCCAGCCGAGTCCTCAAACTCTGCGCGTGGGAAAGGAAGAAGTTGTGGGAAGTTAGGGTCCTCCTCACCATACATCTTGCGCCCACGGAACTTGTACTCGCTTGCCATGAAGTCCGTAGCTTGGATCAGAGCGGCTTTCTTCTTCTCCGCGTCTAATGCAGCCCACGCAGTGTTACCGCGTTGCTCGTGGTACTTGTCGGCGTCTTCCACCGATGCGAAGGAGTTAGCTCCGCGAATAGGGTATCGACCCTGTTGTACAATTAATGTGATTGCCATTAGTAATCTCCAGAAACGAAAAAAGGAGGAAGCTAAGCCCCCTCCTTCCAAATCAATCCGCCGTGTCGGTTACTAAGATTAGTTACGACGGCGTGAGCGTTGTTGCTTAGGCGCATCTTCTTCGCCTTCAGTAGTAGCAGCTGGCTCTTCCGGCGCTGGAGTCTCATCCGTTTCGTCCGTAGCATCTTCTACCTGCTTAGCAGCTTCTTTTACTAACTTACCCATATCCACTTTTTTGTGCAGGGCTTCGTCGAAGTCAGAAGTATTGATCGTCATTGGCTTACCACCGAACGCACCGTTCTGGAATGTAACTACCATAGTCGGTACGTAACGCAAGTGCTCTTGGATGCTTGAAGGCATACCAGAGCGTAGGTGGTGTTTAAGGTTTGGATCAGACGCAAGAAGTAGCTCAAGCTGTTGAAGTGCGTTGTTAGAGCCTTCGCCTTGTGTAGCTTCTTGAATCGCACCACGTAGCAGTTCAGCCGGATTGTCTGAAGCCGCTAGGATTTGTTGTAGCATCGCTTGTGGGTCAATCTGAGACATAGTATTCACTCTCGTTTACTAAAGTTAAAATAAAAGGGAGGTGGGCAATCCCAACCTCCCAACAACCTATACGCTATTAGCCAGCAACGCGGACTGCAAGCTCAGGACGTACTAGAGAAGAACCCCATAGTAGGTCGTACGAGAAGCGAGTACGTTTGTGCTCACGGCTGATTTCAAGACGTAGAGCAAGACCAGTGACTGGGTCTGTAGCTGTACGGATGATGTTGCCCAAGCCTGTAGTTTGGTCAGCCAGAGGACGAGATGCGAATGCGAACGCGTCGCGGTGGAATGCCAAGTTAACAGTGTGAGTAGGTTTGAACGTGATCACAGCGTCGTCAGCCGGAGCTTTCTTGATAGACGGAGTGATTGTCAAAGTACCAGCTTTAGCGCCAGTTGTTGCAACTACGGCGTAAGTCTGTGCGTCGCCCGCAATTGTGAAGATGTCACCAGCTTTAACAGCAGCACCGCCATCCGCAGCGTTAACACCGCCGTCGAACGCAAGTTGGTTGCCAGTCTGACCAGCACCGTTAACAGCCGCAGTGGAAAGACCAGCTGCGTGTACAGGTACTTGTTGATCCATCGCCCAGTCGAAGCCAAGTTTACGAGCCATCTTACCGTCACGAACGTCTTGCGCAGTTACTGCGAAGTTAGTGTCGTTAAATGCACGTAGGTTAAGCGCGTTACCTTCCGCAGATGGGTCCATAACGAAACGACGGTCTTGACCCGGTGCAAGCTGGATGTTCAGCTTAGTACGAGCGTCCGTTGCTTCTTTAGTGTTTGAACCGAATGGAGTCACACCCGGAGTACCAACCATGCCGTAAACTGAAGTGTACTTACCAAGGATGTCGGCGTTCACGTCGTTTACTAGAGACTTAACCGCTTCAGATGCCTGTAGTGGGATAATGCCGTTCATAGATTGCTTAACGTCTTTATCCGTTAGGTAGAACGGTGCTTCTTTCCACTTGTCTAGTGTAACTTTCGCTACAGTAGGTGCGATGTCGCCAGTGTTTGGAGGAGTTGCGCCCGGTGCAACGTCCTGCGTAGGAACAGCTGAAGGGATTGGAATATCCACTGTCAGACCCTTGGCTGCTAAATCACGATCATAGTCGCGGTTTACTAAAGTAGGCATTACGTTCGTGCCGCGAAGTGCCATCAAGCCCTGAGCTAACAGCTTCGGGGCGACAGCTTCTAAAGTATTAGCCATAGTGCTAAATCCTCGTGTTGTCGTTTAATAAAGTTAGTTCGCATGGTTTCCCCGAAACCCTTAAATAACGACCCCGCCGTTAAGTAAGTTTTGCTTTGTTGGTTACATTATAAAACCCAAATACAGACAGTCGTCAAGCCTCTTATTAATAAAAACTAAAAAAGCCACCCGAAGGTGGCTTTATGCACTTTAATCTTAGTAAAAATTAACCGACGTTAACTTGAACTTCACCAGCTGCGATTGCTTCCAAGTTCTGCTCGAAAGCATCCATGTCGTCACCGCTGATCACACCCTTAACGTGCTGACCACCAGATTGACCGCCTTGACCGCTACCCATTGTAGTAGTTGACTCGAACAGGTACGGACGGTCATTCGCAAGCTGTAGACACCACTCTTCAGGAGTAAGCGGCTTGGTTGCGTCCGTAGGGCTGTAGACTTTCTGGTCGCCCTTCATAGCGACGAGCTTGTCGTCGTCACCCAGATGCCAAACTTGAGCCGCTAGGTCGGTGATGATGTCACGAGATGAACCGTGGATCTTACCGATCTTGTCTAGCGAGCCTAGGATGTCTGAACCGATACGCAGCTTACGGTATTGACCTTGCAGGTTGCCGAACTTAGTTTCCCACTCTTTGATAGAGCCAGTTAGCTCTTGCTCACGCGATTGATGATTGGTCATCATGTCTTTGGTACGCGCTTCGATAAGCTCTTCGATCTTACCTTCTTCGATTAGCTTCTGGTCGCGGATCTTGTTCATCATCTCCATAGCTTCTTTAGCTTTTTCTGGATCAAGACCATCGAATTGCTGTGCCATTTGCTGTAGTTGCTGCTCTAACTGCTCTTTTTGCTGAGTTAGATTGGTATTTGTGTTACGGAACTCATCTACCTTAGTTTTATCTACAGCACCTTCAACACCAAGCTGAAAAGAGCCATCCGCTTGCTGGATGTACAGGTGGCGGAATTGTTCTTCAACGTCGTCGATTTTAGCAACACGGAATTTAAGCATGATTACTTCCTTTAGGTTTTTACGGTTAGTAAATTTCGAGGTGTATTTTAAACACGTTCTCGAAGTTGTTTCAATGTTAATGGGCGATCATCTTGATCAGTTAAGTCACGTAGGCTTAGTTTGCCAGCCTTCCATAACTTGTATCGAGCTGGACCGAGTACTTGGCGTACCTCACGATCCGAGCGTCGTTTTAGCATATCTTCATACGTCTCAGACGCACTAACTAATCCATCCATGCTAGCTTGCATACTCCCCGGTAAACTTGTAACCACTTTGCCGGGCATATCTTGCCACGACTTGAGAATAGGCATGAGCAGTGACCGACAGTTCCAGTGTAGCGGTGGGATACGGAAACGCTTCTTGTGATTGCCAATAGGCTTTCCGTCAACCGTCCAAGCTAAGCCACTACGTGCGATGCAGATGTCTGAAGTTTTGAGGTCCAGAACTGATAGTTGCTGGTATCCGTAAATCAGGTCATCATTAGCTGCGTACAGGCGCATCTTAGCATCATTGGCAATCGCCTGAACAGAGCTTCTTACTAAAGTAGAAGCATTGCTGCGAGAGCCATTTAAGATTCCGCCTTCGTAGTTGCCGTAGCGTTTGGTAGTCCCGTCCGCTAACTTCCTCCTACTATACGTGCCTGTGAAGTTTCCTAGAACACGTTTAATCAGCTGATCGTTAGTCTCACCTAGAGCCACGCCCATTCGGATCTGGTCTACGAACTTCTCCATCGTGTCCGTAGCCTGTCGAGCCCACCACTCTTTTGATGGAGCGCCCTCGATTAGAACATTACTAACTACGCTCTCTAGGAAGTGGTTAGTAAGGAACGTCTCGAAGACGGTAACACCCACCACGCTGTTAATGTTAGCAGCTGCCGCCGCGTATTCAAGGACACTGAGCTCTTTCAGTTCCCCGAGGTGGTAGTCACGTGCGTCGCGGTAGTACTGCTTGATGATCTGCTCAATCTCTTTTAGTAAAGCATTGAGCTTCTTCTTAGTAACAAAAGGAACGGATTCTACGTCCGCGCTGATAATAGCTTTTCTAATCTCGTCCGCCATAGCCAGCAGAAAAGCGGCAATGTCCTGCCGCTGATTTGCTTCGTAGCGGTAGAGATCAATCTGGTGGTCAGCTAATACTACCGCCAGATTGTCACTAATGTTCGCCACTATTCTTCCCCTTTACCATCGTCCTTGTCCTTGGACTTGTCACGGTTGTCTACGTGGTCGTTCTCCACCTCATCTTCATCGAGGTCTACCACGTCGCCTTTACGTTTAGTAAGAGCGGGGTCCTTCTCTCGCATCTTCTCGATACGCTCCAGCTCCTTCTCGATAGTCGTACCCGCTTCGTAGATACCGCCACGCTGCAAGTTGTAGAAGAACGTTTCCATAGACATCTTATCCGTAGCCACCAATGCTGCCATTGAGTTGAGCATATCCGTGGAGATCTCGATAGTAAGGAAGTCCGTGGTGAGTACGAAGCTTACCTTCTCCGTGGAGGATACCAGTGTCCAAGGAGCTACGAACTCGCGGATCAAGTAAGTGAGTGCTGTCGAGCACTGGCGAGCGACGTTAGTAACGATGCTGTTCTCACCAGTCTGTCGCAGTCGAACCGTATCCTTTGACTCGTTGGCTTTCTTGTCGTTCTGGAGCATACGCGCACCCAGAACCGCCATTTCCCACTTCTTCTCAGTGTCGGCTTTCTCCAGCGAGAGCAGACCCTGCCCGGTGTACTCAAGCATGCCTACCTTAGCGTCCGCTTCCGGGATCACCCAGCAGTTGTATCCACCGATTCGGAACTCTTTATCGGCATCCACCGCAGCGGAACAGATGTACGGTGTTGGCAATGCCGTGAAGTGGCGACCTTGCTCCAAGTCGGCAGAGGTGATGTAGTGCGAGATGTTCACGTCTACGATAGGCTCGATAGGCGCTTCTTCAGGCTTGCCCGACATTTTACGAGCACCGATCAGGCGGAAAGGAACGCCCTCGACCTGCTTACCTCTTACTAAAACAGCGCCGCCCTGCTTCTGAATCCAGTGGCTCTCACCACCTTCACCCTTCTTGACCTTCTGGCAGATACGGTGGTTAAGCTTGCCGTCTTTGTCTAACCAGAGCTGTGTTACCTGTTGGACCATCTCCGTGTAGAACATGTTCGAGTTCTCAGACGCTACCAGCTCCACGAACTTAACGTAGGTTAGCTGCTTGACGCCGTTTACTAAAGCAAAGCGCCAGTCCCAGATACTCTCCGCTTGAATTACCGAGAGGAACGGCTTCAGCTCCCCTACACCCTCAGTGTGCGTGTAGAAAGCAAATATCCCCACCCAGCCTTGCAGCATCTGCTCTTCAGTGATCTCCTCCGCCACTTCAGCGATAGAGGACCCTGACAGACCAATATTAGTAAGATGGTGTAGCTTACTTTCTGGAAAGTTGATGGTCGGGTTCTTGGCATGAATCATACCGTTAGTACCGTGCAGGGCACGCAGTGCTCCCGGGAAGAAGTTAGCACGGACAACCATCGCTTCGTACTCAGAAGAGCTCTGCCCCTCTAGTTTTGGCAGCAAGGTCTCGCCCGCTTCTTTAACCTTGTCTGTACCCGAACACACTAAACGGTTCTTCTGCCAACGCTTGATCTTGGCGTGGTACGTTGGGTGCTTGTATTCGATTTCTTTCGCAGGGATTGTTTTAACTTCTTCCTGCTTAGACTTTTTAGCCATTAGTAAAACTCCTTAGTGACCTGCCAGTTTCTTAATCTCGGCACGCATGTTAAGTGGGAATAGTCGAGCTACAGGGTAGCCCATTGCATCAAGAATGTGTGACATTTCTTCCTGTTGGTTCATCTTCTCGTGTGAATATGACTCCATGTAACGGATCATCTTCGAGCACTTAGGGGAGACGGTCATAGTCGGCAAACCCTTCTTAGGATTAAGCTTTCCGTTCACGATGTTGAATCGGTCACGCTTAGGAGGGTTCACAGAACCAACGTTAATCTTAATCTTGTACTCATCCTTAATTATACGGAAGTCGGTCATACCAGCAGCGGCGTTAGTTTGGCGCTTACGTCCGGTAGCATCCGGGTAACAGACTGGACGGTACTCTCCGTACAGGTCGAGTATAGTCTCACACATGTCGTAAGTGTCCGAGTTCGGTAGCAGGATCTCATCAAAGAAGTGGATGTGTCCATTGAGTGTCCAGAACATAGCCGCCGACATTGGGTTCACGTTGAAGTCGAGACCAAAGCCAATTTCAGCGCCTTTAGGAATTTCCGGGAACTCCATAACGTTACGCTCACGCGAGAACCCGTAGTAAACACGACCCTTAGCCAGCGGAACGAACTTACCACTAACGTATGATTCTGCCGCTTGCTCGCTAAGACCGCGTTCCAGACGCTCCGTGTACTCCTTGTCCAGAGCCTTGTTCTCTTTCGAGGATGCTTGGATTAGGTGTACGTCGAAGTTGTCTTTCTCGTCGCCTTCAGTGATGTCGTAACCCCAGTTAAGGTCCTCGGGTGTTCCTGTTAGTCCGATGTGCTTCTGCACTGCCCCCGGGTGACGTACACGAGCGAGCATCTGCTCGAATACTTCACGCGGCTGTATGAACGGCTCATCGATCAGAGCGCCACACAAGTTAGGACCTTTAAGCGCGTCCGGGTCGTCCCCAGAGCCAATCCAGATGATCCCCTCACGCCCACGGTATCGGATCAGGAACTCCCAATCCGACTTGTTGTACTTCCAGCTGAAGCCTTCAAGAAGAGTCTGCTTGCCTTGCAGCAACTCCTTGATGGTGATTACTATCGTTTTACGGGCAACCTTGTACGATGGGGACACACACATGAATGGTATGCCCGAGTTAGTAAGAGCCATCGCTATCGACCACTTACCAGCGGTGAAAGTCTTTCCCCCACCGTACCCAGTAACAAGAGCCTTGATGAAGCTCTCGGATTCCCAGAACTCAAGCTGGTGTGGGAACATCCCACCCTTGATAAGCTTGCCGTTCTCGTCCATCACTGGGGGCTCTTTTCTCCAGAAACCTGACATTGCCAGTACCTCTCTTTACTAAACTTAAAAATGGTAAAGCCGCCATCGAGCTATGCGTTTGATGTCTTTATCGCAGACATCCGGGAAACTCAATCTGACACTTAGTAAGAGTTCGTATTTAGCCAGCGCCTTGTTAGACGGGTCTTGGCTTCCCTTTCGCTCGTTGCAGTCCCTACAACTCAAAACAATATTATTAAAACCGAGCACTCCCTCACATTTCGGGATGAAGTGGTCGCGTGTGTAGCCGTTGGATCGGAGGTGCGCATCGTACGACCCCGGAGACATCGGCTTGCAGCAGTAAAAGCAGCGTCCTGCTTGGACTTTAAATAGGTCTTGTTTCGATAGCACCCCCTTGGTTAGTTCGCCCATCGGTAATCCTCGTGAAGTAATTTCCAGACAGATGATATAAAAAAACCGCCCCGGCTGGAAGCTGGAGCGGTTTGGGTTTCCCGAAGGAAGTCTGGTTCGCCTAGTGACTTACTGCTTAAAGTCCGTCACTGGGACCATATTTTTAACGTCTTCTGGCTGGTTGTCAATCGCTTCCTGTGGGGTAGCGTACCCGTTCGGGCTTACCATCTTAGGAACGTACACCGGGAAAGCGTCCTGCGCTTCGTCCAGAGCCAGTCGGAACAGGCATGTGTGGATCATCCCGGTGTGCATATTCATGTTCTGCGAAATGAACTCCTGACCCTGACTGTTGATCTGGGAGTCATCGCGGAATATTGACACGAGGGCGTAGCATCGCGCTGCGGTCTCTCCTAGGACGTGGATAGCCCCTAGAGCACTCGGAGCTTCAATGACGGTGATCGCCATAACAACACCACGCATCGGCACGCGTAGGAAGTCAAACTGGTTAGTACCGTCACCTACGAACTGGGCTCCCTGTATGGTGTCGTTCAGTACGATCCCGGCAGCAGCACACAACTCTGTGAGCGCCATTGCACAAACGTCCACATTAGGAAGCTTAGCCTGTCCCGCTGACCAAGGATTCTTTACTAAGTACGCCTTAGTCGTTCCATGCTCGAACAGGAAGTCGGCATCTCTAGGCTGGAGGTAGTAGTTTGCCTTATCGTCTTCGAGCAGTAAGCCGTAGTGCTCAATCAGAGCTTCACGCACTTTCGTGTTATTCATCGTCTTCTCCATCGTTGGCTGGGTTTAGCTGGTCTCGCCAGTCCTCGATCAGCGCGTATCCGTTGTCGGGCATGGCGTTTACTAACATCCATAACTCGTACTGGCGAAACAACTCGTCTTTAGCCTCTGTGTCTAGGACGAGACTACTGTCGTCTATCAGCTTCTGAACAAAACTGCGGACAGCGGCTGAAGCCAGCTCGTCAGGATGGTTCTTAGTAAATTCCGGGATTGGGCAGTCACGCTCCGTCACCATAACGAACGGTGTCCAGAACCCTCGGAAGTATATTCGGTCGTAGGTGTGGTTAAGGTCAGCCCAGTGCTTGCGCTTACCAAACTTCACCGCAGCCACGCGACCGCTTTTTACTAAACGCGTCCACAGCAGGTAGAACCCCCATGACAACGCCTCCATTAGTAAAACCAGCAATATTACAGACCCTGTTACACTCATTTTCTTCTCCTATTTAAAAAACCTTTAGGTCCTGAGCTAGAACCCCCGTTATTTCGAACCCTGCGCTTACGTACGCGCTTTTCCGGCTTAGGGCGGGGCGTAGGCATCGGTTTGTCGTAAAGCGTGCCCAGCGACATTTCTACAGCCACCACTTTGACTATCGTTGGGTAGTCATGCTCCCGGAGTCGGAATAAGGTTCCGGCACTAAGGTCCGACATCTTGATCAGGCGCTTATGTGGGTGGTCGATTTCGCGGTACTTCCTACGCAGCAGTCGGCAACACTGGTCAAAGTCCTCGTCTCGCATTATCGGCTGCATATCACTGCGGAGGTAGTACAAATACGCACTGGTTAGCAGTGCCGGAACCACGCGGTTAGGAGCCAGCAGGATCTCGTCCATACTCCACAAAAGCGACTCCTTAGTCTCTTCTCTGTTTGTTCGCATCTCCGTTACTCTTAGTAAAAACCTAGTTGACTATACGTTAAAAGAAAAAAGCCCACCATCTGGCGGGCTTGTCTATAGTGGTGCGTTATGAGATCCGCACCAATGACACTACGGAGCGCCCGTCGTCATCGCTGTACGCGGTGATCTTATCGCCATTAGCGGTTAAGCGAACACCCACCTCTTGACCCTTAGTAAGAGACAGCACTTCGTACAACACCACGCTGGTGCGTACGTCTTCCCCGAACCCAGTCTCGGTCTCACTATTAGCAACTAGCACCCCACCCTTATAAAGCGATGCTACGCCATACGCAGAGGTGTTGTGGGTGCGAGATCGTAGTGTGGCTACGGCTATGTACGTTCCCGCTTCGGGAGCCTCTGCCTTCATGATCTCCTCTGTAGCATCCTTCGCCACCTCGACGGACGACTTAGGAGCTGTTACTGATACGTGCGCAGGAGCCGTCGCCTCTCGCAGCACTGAGATTGGGATAGAAAAGAAGTCGTTTCCACGCTTTAGGATCAACTCGTCTGTGTCAGAAGCTGTGGTAACTATGTCTGTGATTCTCATTGTGTACTCCTAAATTATTAGTAATTTTAGACGTGTCTTGCCAAAAGTGGCGTTTGCGAATACCGCCTTCCCACGAGCGCGGAATGACAACTTATCACCCTTCTCAACAGGCACTACGATGGTCGAAGGAGAAGTCATCTCCTTGTTGCCTGACAACTCGGAGAAGCCGACGTGACGCTCTGAGTGCAACACACCCACATCGTTCTTAAAGAGCTTAAAGCTGGTCGTAGTCCCGCTAACAGAGTCTAAGGTCACGCTTACGAATATAATGGCAACGCCAGTCGCTTCCGCAGTTACCTCGAACATGATAGCCCCGTTCTCGTAGGTAGCCGCGTTGAAGTCAAGCCCGGAAGTCATGTTCGTCGCGGAGGGGTGTGCTGCCCTACCTACGATCCCTTTGAATCGAGGCATGTCCCACTCGTACAGACGCCCCGATTTTTTTAGTAACCCTAAATCCCCAGACTTCATCTCGGATAGGGAGCCTTGTAGTAATCCCATTAGTAATCTCCTTAGTCTCTAACCCACTCAATAGAGGAGATGTCTCCCCACTGTATGAGACTGTTATTCTCTGTGAACAGGAAGTTGTTGTTAGGTGATATGGAGTTTAGCATCTCACCGATACCCCGAGAAAGAAGCGTCAGCGCGTTCACGGTGGCTAGGCGGTTTCGCTCAAACGACCTGTAGTACATCTTTCTGTAGCTGTTACCATTCGACCCCTTCCAAACACGCAGGGGCAGTCCATTAGCCAGAATGGTTTTGTAGTAGTAGCGGACCCCAGCGGATACCTCGATAGGTGCTGGGAACGTTAGGACTACCTTATCGCCTACCTTGTAGTCACCGTCCGGGAACTTATTAGTAGATCGCAGCTTGTGCATCTCCACGTAGTCGGGGTCTCCCGGCTTCCCTTTAGACTCCCACACCTCGTAGATAAGAGGACCCTTGTAATCTACAGCCGAGAAAAATTCGATGGCAATGATGGACCTGTGATCCGCGTAGGACGCAGTACCGCGAGCGAACCCGATCCCGTTACTACCGTCGGCAGGCTCTGATCCTCCCCGGGTAGACACAGCGCGTGGTCCGTACTCGGGAGCAAAGGCGGGAATTGGAGCTACCTCCACGTCGGCAGACTCTCCACCCAGTAGTGTAGCTGGGAGTGCTCCCAGAAGACCATTCACGTCGTCCTTCAGGAACACACTCTTACCACCATCGACAAGAGAGTGCGTCTGGGGTTTAACCTGCACTTGACGCTTATTCCACTTGTTGGTCTCTACGAACATGGCGGGCTCTGCTCCGTCTTGGAACATCTGCACCTGTTTAGTAAATTCCACTTCTAGGGTGATGTCCTCGAAGGGCTTGGCACCATATACAAGAATCTCACGCCCCGGGTCTACGCTGGTCTCCTTGTTAGTAACCGAAGGAAGGTCCTGCTTAGCTGCCCACTGGTTATCGTCAGCACTCTCGTACAGCACAACACCCTTGGGATTAAGTACGCGTACTCGGTATTGAGCACTGCTATCAGCTACCGCGTAGAACCGGAATATGCGGAAAGCGTCGAAGACAGCTTTGAAGGTACGCACAGCCTTAGTAACACTCTTCTTATTCGCTGTGTCCTCGTACTGCGCGTGTTTCGGTGGGATTGGCGATTGGAACGGGTAAGCTACTCCCGGAGCCGTATGGTCACTGGTTCCCAGTAGTCGTACTGGGATAGTACCGTCCCCTAGCGATAGGTGTTCTGGCGTGATGTCCATAGCCACACCGCCTTTACCGATAGCGTGGCGTATCTGGGAGTCTCTTCCGCGAAGCATGATCGTGTCTGTAGTAAACACGTCATCCAAGGTAGCTCGGTGCTCCCAAACTGACCCTATGCGCTCCTCTATCACGGTAGTGCCGTTCTTGGCTGTTACACGCCATGATCCGGGAGTAGAGCTGTTGCCGCGTAGATACAAGGTGCCAGTTCTATTAGTAAGCTCGTTAGTGACTGTGCCGAGGTCAACCCACGCACCGTCCTTACGCTCCTCTACGATCACCACTTTACCTAGGGCAGCATCATCCACAGCGGTCAGACGTAGGCTTCCGTCCGTGTTGGCGTCCCCAGTGAGGTAAACAGGTCCTTTTACTGGACCGTCGGAACCAGCGTCACCGCCAGTACCTCTTCCGTAAGCTGGATTAAGCATTCTACAGTGCTCCCATTATGTAATGTTCTGAGAGATGGCTACAACAAAGTGTGTAGCGCCTGACACACCGCTCGGTGTGACTTTTACTTTTAGTAAATTAGCGGAAACGGACACGTCCTTGGGAGTTTTGGCTGTGATGTCACCCTCCTTACCTTGCTGGTAGTGGGGGCAGGTAGCCGTCAGGTACTCGACCTTAAACTCACCGCTTATGCCATCCAGAAAAGTTCTAGGCTCACCGTTGGCGAACGTAGGGTAGACACTCACGAACGTGTGTGGGTAATTCGGGTCCACAGGAACCTCTACCGCCCCATTGGTTACGAGGATCGGTTTTGTTTTATGTGTTCTAACTGGAACAGACATCGGTAATACCTCCGTTGGATTGGATGTCAGGCTCAATTATTGCACACATTAAAAAAAGGGCGCTATATGCGCCCTTTGAGGTGGTGGTTTACTGAGGTAGCTTCAGCAGCGGTACTTTACTAGCAGTAAGACCAGAGACTTCACGACTATGCTTGCGCAGTTTCTCCATGCGCTGCACTACTCTGTGTGAAGCTCGTACGCGGGCGACCTCCATTGTAGGAAATAGTCGAGCCCCGGTGATCGGAGGGTCTACACGGACGATGATCTCACCCGTGCTCGGGTAGACGCCCACTACCTCCTCAACTGGAACCTCGCACTTGAAGACGGTAGCCTCCCCGGTCTTATCTACAACGTACCCAAACAGCGTGAGTGGACCGCCCTCACGCATAGTATTTACTGCCACCATGATACTGTTGCGCAGTGTGGTGCCTGATCCTCTCGTAAGACTTTCGATCTCGTCCGCCACTTCTTTTACGGTTGGATTTCGCATTGGATTATTCTCCTTTAGTAAGCTCAGCGAGTACCGCTTCAGCTTGGTCTTGGTGGATGTACTTAGTGGTTGGGTAGCCCTCGTAGCCAGCTTCCCAGATAAACCACGCGTAGTTAGAGGAGTTCGGGGACTTCTCGATTTCGGTAGCGTACGATCCGTCATCGTTCTCCTCCAGCACCACACCCTTGTCACACTCGATACGGAATGAGAACGGTAGGATGTATTTTAGTGGTGTTTGCTCTAAGGCAGCTGCACGTGCTTTGCCTGTCTGGAACTCTAGGCGTAGTAGCATAGCCATAGAGCCGTTTTCCGCCAGCGCCGTTTCCAGAAGGTTTAGTACAATCGGCATCGCGTGGTTGTACGGCGGATTAGTAATAATACACTCGTACTGGTCATACTGGTACTCTTGGGCATCGTACTCAGGACGACAGTTACCACGACCCCAGTTGTACAGGTCGAAGCTGTGAACTACATGCCCAAACTCTTCTAGGCGGTCAGAGATATGACACAGCCCACAGCAGGGCTCTAGGATCAATGAGCCCGGTTCTGGACGCCATCGAGAAAACAGACCGGGGATGGCTAACGGGTGGTTAGTCACGTAAAGGTCTGGTGAGTCCTTCGACTCTTTTCGGCTGTTATTAGGAAGTGCTCCCACAATCCCTCCTTTCAGTTAGTAAGTTTTATAGCCAGCATCACGCAGGGCGAATAAGCTGTCTACGGTATCACGATGTGCTTGCAGTACGCGAGCATCGGCGTGTAGGTATTTATTAACAATGGACTGTGCCCACTGCTTGCGGTATCGAGGGGACTGCTTCAGGCGGCGTGCCGTTTGGACCATTACAACCAACGGCTCTTTGTCCGAGTTATTTACTAAAGCTAGCTCTATGGTAGTCGCCACGTCTAAGATGACTTTCATCTCACGAGTCAACTTACCACCCTTACTAAAACAAGATACTTCTTTACGCATGACGGTCTCCTTTTAGACAACCATACGGCTACTTGTCCTTATTGTTTCTACAGTGGTTTAGCCAGTAGCTGGCTAGTAGTCCGATAAACACACTAAGAGTCGAGGCTGGGTTCTTTTCTGCGTTGGCGAACGCCGTATTAACTTGGCTTGAGCTCAGTGGTGTGTGCTTGGGAATCTCAGCTCGGCAGGTAGCCTTGAAGTTTGGGTACTTCGTGTAAAGCGCCGTTAGCGTGGTCCCCACCTCGGATCGAGATACTTCGGTGTACTCCACAACGATGTCCTGCATGTCAGACCCAATAAATCCCGCGTCGATACTGAATGTCGGGATCACTGTTCCGGTTATGATTGAGTCGAGTATGCTCATACTAATTCCTCCAGTTGGTTCGGGCGGATTATACATAAAAAACCCCCGCATGTGCGAGGGTCTTGTTTTACTTGCGGGAGCGTCGTGCGGGCTTCTTCGATATAGCATCCGTAGCGTTGGGATTAAGCATTGGGTCGGTCTGCCAGTTATTCGCACACATGGTACGGTAGTACTCGTAGTTCTCCTGCACATTGTCCACCATAGGGACTTCGTAGTTTTCCAGCACTATGTCGTAGTGGGCACCCATACCACCCCTATCGTGGTAGGTCATGGATACTATGCGCTGTGTTGGCTTTACAGCGGCACTTAGTAGCGGGGCTAGGTTGTGATGACTTAGCTCCATTCCCGCAGCTACCCATTTCGAGTACTTATGACCTACAGTGATTGTTGAGAATCGCATGACTTCTGCTCCTTTAAGTTTAGTAAATTACTGCTCTGATACAACCGGGTTTTCTTCGTCAAGAAGCATTAGCATCTTCTGGGCGAACGTACACTCAGCGTGCAGGATCAAGATACGACGGTCAATCAGCGCCTCTTCCATCTTGGAAACACCGTCTTGGCACTTACGCAAGTACAAGGCTTCGCACTCTTCGTTACGCTTCTGTAGGTAAGCCGCGTAGTACTCTTTCGTAGGGAATAGAGCGTGGATAGTAGCCTGAGTGTTAAGACCAACGTAGTCGCACGGCTCGTGAGCGCGGAGGTCATCGTAAGCCTTGACGCCTTTGTCTTCAGTTAGGTGGTAGATGAACTTGTTAGGCTTGCCGTCCTGCGGAATCTCTTCACACGTTAGAATACCAGCTGCTTCTAGGCGGCGCAGTTCGCGGTACACCTGTTGGTGAGAAGCAGTCCAGTGCAGGTCGTGCTCAGCCATGCAGTGGTGTGCGATCTGGTAGCCAGTAACGTCTTTGCCAGTAGCCACGAAGTGGATAAGTACTTTCTGTAGGTTGGTGATAGTAGCCATTTTAGTAATCTCTCAGTTGTTATGTTAGTTAGTGGTGATGATAGTAACGCTGTTTCAGATAGAGGTCAATACTTTTTAGTAAATTAACCAACGCCAGTTCCGTAGGCTGTGTACACTACGAACAGCCACACTAGGACCACAGCCGCAGTGTTAGCCAGTGCTTGCCACATCTTGACGCGTATCCCGGTTAGCTGGCGTACCAGTATGAACGACCAGATGAAGATCAGGAGCAAGTGTCCGTTTGCGTAGAGATTCCAATCTACCCATGTCAGGAAGTGGTCGAACGATGCGAAGTAGTAAATCTTCATTAGTAAACCCTCACGCGTGGGTATAAGTCGCCCGGCTTAACACGCGGGGTCTTCTTGTACCCACACTCTTTGACGGCTTCCATCATGTCGCGTCCGTGGTTGATCACTTGGTCACGCACCCATTGGTCACAGTGCATGTTGTGCAGACGTTCCGGGGAGGCGCATCCTGATAGCAGCGCCAGTGCTAGTATTAGTAATATACGCATTATCTTGCCTTCTTGTTACGCCAGTACTGGCGGATGATGTCGTTACAGGTATCCTTCTCCACCTGCGTTAAGCGTTCTCGGTCGTTAGTAATTTTGTATATACAACGCCACAAGTACGATACCTGCTTGCGCGTGATGAACTGGTCCGCACATGAGTGTTTCTTGGTTACGTCCACCCAGAACAAGTAAAGCTGTCGGTGCTCGTCGTTTAGCGACCACGGGGGCTCCCCACTGGGCGTCTCCGGCGTTTTTGGCTGTATAACTGGAATATCTAGCCAAGTAGCATCGAAGTCTTCACCACAGCGCGTACACGTGGCTATTTCTCCCATGTAGGTGTATCCGGTGTAGATGGGTGGTGTTATACCCGGCTCACCGAACACGCTTATTGTCAGCTGGGTGGGTGTGAACATGTGGTTCACGTTATTTGGACGTTTGACATCTGCCTTGTGTCCAAACAGGAAACATCGGATTCCCATTTTAGTAAACTCCTTGTGAGTGACTGTTAGTAATGAATTATACGCTCGTAGTTTCTTATGTCAACTACAGATACAAAAAAGCCCCAATTAAGGGGCTTAGTAATCCTTACTTCAGCAGGGACAAGATCTCACTCTCGTAGATAATCTCTATGCCCAGCTCTTTAGCTTTAGTAAGCTTCGAACCTGCGTCTTTGCCACACACTAAGATGTCTGTGAACTTGTTGACACTACCGTACACTTCAGCACCACTAGATAAGAGCAGGTCCTTTATGGCGTGTCGGGTAGCCTCGCGGAAGGTCCCGGACACCACAACCTTCTTACCGAAAAAGGGACCGCTTTTGATGATGTGGTAAGAGTCTGGGAAGAAGTCTTCGAACACAACCTCGCAAACACTACCCTTCTCATGCACTAGCCAGTCGCCTTTGCGCACAGTCCACGATAAGAAGCAGTCCGATCCGACCTTCAGCGTGTTGCCGTGGTGTAGTAGCACCTCAGTACCACCACGCTGTCTTAGGAAGGCGATCACCTCCTCGTGATTATCACCAGTAAACTGCAAGGCTATGATCGGGCTTGTTCTTCTAACAGTTACTACAGGCATATTAGTGGTCCACCGTTAGGTCGTCTTCATCCAATACCATGATGCCATGAGCACCACCATCCAAAGCTTCCAAGGCAACCGCGTCCAGCATACGGTGGATAGGCGTGCCTCCATCTTCAGCCTCTACCTTGAGATAGTCCACCATCTCCAAGCCGAAGATGTGCGTGTCTTGGATGTGCACAGCGCCACCTACACTAAAGTCTGCTTGCCCGGACTCGATACTCATGCGCATGGCTTCAATGCCGATAGACATCACAATGCGGTCATTGTCCATCTCAACGTTTAGTAAATCGTTTTGACCGCTAGGCTGTCCAGCGAAGTTTTTAGTAAACTCTTCGGGCGTGTAGGTGCGTAGGTCCCACTTGCCGTACGCCACTATGTAGTTGCCTTTCGGGATGGTTAGGGTTCCATCGGCAATGTTGGCAACAAGGTCACTATCTGCTTTTAGATTGAGCATGATCTCGGTGCTGGCGTAGCGAGCTGCGAAAGAACGTGCTTGCGCCCAGTTGCTCCCGTTGTACTGCATAGCACGAATAGGGCGTACTGGTGTTACTGTTAGTAAAGTTGTATCCATGATTCTGTCTCCTACAGGTTATCGTCACAGCGAGGGTCCACGCCACGAGTACGGCGAGTAGCCATCTTCTTAGCGCGGGGCGGCTTGGTGCGTTCTTCTTCGTTGGGGTCTCGCTCCTCTACTCCCGGCAGCTCTTCCGCCTCGGGTTCAGGGTAAAGCTCTCCGCGCTGGATAGCCACTTCCACAGCTTCTTGGCGCTCACGGTCCGGTGCCAGCCCTAGCGACTCGTCTGTCACCACTGGTGGCTGCGAAGCCACGGCTTGGATCATCTCACGGTCTTCACCGTACTTGTATGTGGATTCGAACTCCTGAGCGGAGAGTACAACAAAGTCGCCATCACCAAGCAGGACTAGGTACTCATCTTCAAAGATGTAGATCTCAGACTCACCTTCTGGGTCGTAACGGTGCGGGAAGTTCTGGAAGAACTCCTCACGGGGATGGACAGTAATGCAAGGCTTAGTAACGCGCTCACGACGACCGTATCCCGGGTCCACGGCTTCTTCACCGAGAGACAGTGTTTCAACCGCGTCTAGGTTTATCAGGGACTGTATTACCGTACCTACAGTGCGTTTAGTAAATTGAACCCCGTAGCGTTGGTGCTCAGGGCGCTTGTAAGTGACGGGTTTCAGTTGAGATGCAGTTTCCATGATTTACTCCATTTTTGGTTTAGTAAAAACGACAACAGGGAGAAGTATATTCCCCCTGTTTCCTATAGTCAATACATTTTAGTAAATTATTCTGGGCTGTAGATTTCCCAGTCTTCCGCTAGGCTGTCCGATACCGCTGGACTCCAGACGGCTACGTCACCCTGAGCTGTTTTTAGTAACCAGTGGGCGCGTAGAGGCATAGTGCTACCAAAGAACGGACGCAAGCCCGTACCATCGGTGCTTACTTCAGCCTCCGGGATGTACACCAAGAACATGTCGTCACCATTCCAGCCACTACGACACACGCGGTGCCCTTGCTTAGCAGCTTCCACAGCCCCACAGTAGTTCATCGTGAGCTTAGTTTCCGGGTCTAGGTCCTGAATAGCCAGAGTACCCATACCACCGTTCTCCGGGAATACTAAGCACAGCTGCCCGTAGATGTCATCGTAAGGCATCCAGTCACCGCGAATGCAGTGAGCCGTGTGCTTGGCAATCCCATTGTCCATGATGAACGTAACGCCTTCTGCGATGGTAGAGTCGCCCACGGCGTAACTAACGATTGCGCGACCTTCACCTACCGGGTCTGGTACTGGAGCGTCTAGCGGCTTCTCAACGGGAACCCAGTTCTTACCGAAGTAGATGTCATCCACACAGTGCAACGACTTCGTATCCCACACGATCCAACAGCCAATCTTGATTAGCTGCATACCACCCATGACAGGGTACTGGAGTACATCCGGCTCTCGGAACGTAGGAGTAAAGTCCTCGCCCAGCATGTTGCGGACAATCTCGATCACGCGGTCCGAGTTGTCTACAGTGTACTGCAATGCCAGAGATCCTACCGGACCTGTTACTAGAATAGGGTATTGCATTATTTGTTGTCTCCAACTTGAGAGTTAGCCAGTTTACGGTCTAACACAGTTTTAGTAATATCGTCGCCAGTCTTCATGCAGATTGCACGCAGTAGGTAGACGCCTTCACGGTAGTACGGGCGACAACACTCGCACGCACCGCCCTTGGCATTGTAAGCACCAACGGTGAATACGTCCAGATGCTTGTCTACGCAGTAAGCCACTTCATGGTCTTTAAGGATGTCTTCGAAGTCACAATCCATGACTACAGCTGACACCACATGCAGTGAGTCCAGCTTCTCTTCGATACCCGACTTAAACGTGCCGTCGATGTTCAGCACAAGGCGCATAGCCTCTACTACGTCTTCGATGGGAGCCTTCGCTAACTCAGGGCAGCGCTCGCCCAGCATAGCGGCGTCTGTAGCCGCCGATTTACCCGTTAGGGGTATGCCGTTTTCCGCGAGGTTCTTTAGTGCAGCAAATACGTCTTTTACTAATTCGATGTACGTGTAGTTGTTTTCCATTTCTGATCTCCTGTGATCACATTGGTTTTGAGAAGCGGAATTTAAGCCGCTCATAGTAATTAAATACGGGCTCTGTCAGTTCCAACAGCACTACGTTGTTCATCACTGCGAATTGGTGCAGCCATAGCGGAACAGTCTGCCCGGCTACGAAGATGATGAACGGGTAGCCACCCTTGTCGAAGGCAAATCCCTTCAGGTTCTCCGGCTGGCTGATCAATGCTGGTCGTGATGGTGTAATACCTATACGGCGGCAGGTATTTACTAATGTGTGCACCGTTGGTGCGTAGACTAAAGGTGTGGTCATTCGAAATGCCCTCCATAGTAAGCTTTGTTTTCCTTGGCAATTAGGTCCAAGATGATGTCTTCACGTTCTACAGCGAAGGCGCTCATCACGCTTCCGAAGTTTCGAACAGCGGTAGCCGCTTCTGACCATACGCAGCGAGGATGAGTTACGGCTTTGCCCGGGCTCATACCAGCCACGTAATTTACTAAAGGTAAAGGCTCTTGCATCTCCGGGCGGGGGAATCGGCGCATGACAGCGCACGCGATAATACTAGGTCGCATTTTACTAATCTCCTTAGTAACTACGGTCACGGCGGTAAAGATCAAGGTCGTTCTCTAACTGCTCGATGTCCGACTGCTTCTGGACTAAGATCGCCAGTAGCTTAGATGGAAGATCCGCCCCGGGCATACCCGCAAGCACGAAGATGTTGGTCGTTCCGTAGCGGTGGTCCGTCTTGACGTAATCTTCCACAGTGAAGGTAATGTCGGGTGACTGCTCACGTTGCATTACGTGGGTTCCCAGTGTCAGGCAGGGACGATTCTCCTCCTTCTCCAGCTGGATACGGTCCCCTTTAACGGTGACGAACTTCCCGGAGTGTGAACCACCCACGAGAAGGGCTTGTGCAGTGCCAAATACTTTGTGTTCCATTTTACTAATTCTCCAGTTTCATTAGGATGGTAGAGCCGGATACCCGGTCCATGAACTCCAACCAGTCAATGGTTTCTTCAGACCAGCTGTAGTCGAAGTTCTGTCGGTCCCAACCATCCGGGTCCATTACAACAATCCCGGTAAGCTGAGCCCAATGCACACTTGTACGTTTTACTAAAGGTAAGCGGGCTATGTTAGCCATGACGTAGCTCCTTAGAACTGGCAGTCGTCGGAAGGAAGGTCGTACTGCTCTTCAAACCGGGCGTGGTTACACACCTTCAGCTCGTACGACGGAGAAAGTACCAGCCAGTGGAAGTACGACAGCTTAGTCTCACACCCACCCTTAGTAATTAGCAGGGCATTCGTGGGAGGAATCGTCCCTACGGAGATGGCTTCTCCAAACCGATCAGCGCACATATTAACTAAAGACAATACGGCTTCCTTAGATTCCTCGGTGCCGTTGTAACAAACCGCTAGGCTCTGTGCGGTGGGTGTAGCCGCTACAATGCGACTGTTACGCGGGACTTTTCTCTCGTCGAGGATGTCCTGCGCTACTTTGCAGTGCATTTCCATCTTAGTAATCTCCTATCAATGCTGCGAATTTACGACGGGTCTCGCCGTCAATGTTCCCTACGAAAAGCACAAGGTCGAACTTCTTCCCCTGTACCGTTTTGAAGTTACGTTCGTTTACTAACGTAACATCTTCACCCGGCTTCCCGGAGTGGTAGTAGTGTTTCTCATCGTAAGGCATACGTCCCTTGGATGCCACTACTAGCGTACGGTGCTCTGTAGCCATTGTACTAATCCTTCTTAGTAGGTGGTGGTCGAAGTTTCCCTTTACGGGGTGCAAAGCCCAATGCTTGTGCGTAGCTCCAACCGAATTTATAAACACGGTCTTCAACTGTACGTATGGAATATTTTAGTAATCTACACCAAGCAGCAAGACACATCCGTCTTCCTCCCCGCTGGATCTCAATATGCCCACGCGATACTTCACAGACCTTTACGTTAAAGAGAAGTTCCTCAACTGGCACTCCCCGTTTAAACCCCGCGCTAATAGTGTGAGGCTTCATCCCCAACTCGGTAGCCCAATCCGTAGCGTTTTTAGTAATACCGTCATACGTTATTAGTACAGAGCGGCGTTGGTTACGATTCTGCATACCGGGAGTTGCAATGCGCACGTTCCCCGGGTAATAGCCCTCGTCGTTGTTCTTACGGTCCATAGACAGGTCGGTGCCCACTAGGTGCTGCCCAATGTCTTCGTACCAGTCTTCGAACGATTCACGCCATCTCTGACACACTGTAATGCCACGTGCGCCGTAATCCTCGTACTTATGGTGCTTTGGGTCATGGCAACGTCCAATCATGTTACGGTAGCGGTTACGAATCCTCGCACAGAACACACAGGCATTAGTACGTTTGTAGCGTATCGGGTCGTGTCCACGTTTGCACGGAGTGTCGCTAACGAACATCCGCGATGTTATTTCCATTTTAGTAAAATCCCCCATGACTGCTGGAAAAAAATTTAGGGTCGCTATATATTAGACACCCCCTATGCTACAGCGTTACTAGGTCAGTGTCAATAGGTCGATGGTCAATTGTCCCCGGTCAATAGGTCGTGGGGTCGTCGGTCATTGGTCGTGGTCGATGGTCAACGTTGTACGTGGTATTGAGCCAGTGCCCAGCTGCGCTGTGCCCTGCCCGGAGCCCAGAGGCGACGCGGCGT